ATGGTTTAAAGTATCATTTGCTATTACGTGATAAGATAGCAAGGGTAGATGAAAAACCATTGATATCTCTTAGAGCTCATTCTTCTGATCCTAAAAATCTTATTAATTTATTAGAGTTATATTTAGAAACATGTGAATATTAACATGGATAAACAAGCATTTAAATAGAGAATGCAAAACCTAAAGTCTTACCGGGAAAATAATCCTGGTAAAGGCTATTGGGATTGGAGGAATAGTTTACCTGATAATCTTAAGTATACAGATGATACTGAATATAATATGCGAGGAGCATATGAATCAGGAGCTTAGCCTATTTTAGAAAATGACGGATTTTATCATTTGCCTACTAGAAATCCTCAAACAGGAGAAATATTAAAAACATCTTTACATCCTACATTCTGGAAAGGATTAGCAGAAGATGCTAAAATAGGTTACAATACTTACTTTGTTGGAGATAAAGTATATACTAAATCAAAAGAAGAAGGTCCTATAAACGTGTATGCAGATGGTGGAGAAGTAGCTCGTAAATCATTGAAAGATATACGAAAAGAATCAATCATAGAAGACAAATTGGACTATGATGTAATGTTGTAGAATCAAAATACTTACTAGAAAGAATTCGCTACTAATTGGTATAAACAAAGAGCAAATAATCCTAAGTATAACTCTTAGCTAGGGGAAGGCAAATTAGATAAGATTTTATCAGATATAAATAAAGCTACTTGGAAGAATCCCACAGAAGCTATGAGAGATAACTTAATATCATAGGGTTATTCTCCTACAGATCAGAATATCAAATCTCAGTTACAAGCTATTGATGCTAAAGGTACTAAAGGATTTGCAGTACCTAGCATGTATTCATATTATGGAGCACCTAGAAATACATGGCATGAAGGTGTAGGTCACATAGTAGGAGATAACAATCCAGCTATTTTAGATTCTACTCCAAATATAAATATACCTAGTAATGATCCTTAGTATTCTGATTATGTAAATCAAGCTAATGAGAAACATGCATAGACTTGGGATTTTAGAGGTAAGAATTAGACTTTAAAGGACGATACTGGTAATTACTATATTGATCCTAATAGGCAACTTAGCTCTGATGATATATAGGAAATGATAGATAAAGGTGCTGCAATTCCTGATCAATGGAAAGATCTTACTACTCAGGATATATCAGATCTAACTAATACTTTCGCTTATAATTATGCAGAAGGAGGTGAAGTAGGTAATCCGGATGATGACTTTACTAAAGCTATTAATACTAAATTAGGTAGAACTCCCGATGGTAGACCTAAAGAGCAAGGACTTAAACCTGTATTTGATCTAGAAAATGCTGCTAATATAACCCCTATAGGAGATGCATTATCTGCTAGAGATGTGTATAATGCTGTTACAGAAAAAGATTGGACTGGAGCTGGTTTAGCTGCATTAGGTATACTTCCTATTATACCTAGTGGATTATAGAAAGCCAAGAAAGTAATTAAGCAAATTCCTACTGTAAATAAGAATACTTAGTCATTACTTGATGCTAAATTCTCTCAATTAGAAAAACTAGATTAGGCTAAGTCTAATTATGCTAATGAATAGTATCGTATTATTGAGAGGGTGATGGAAGATCCTAGTTATACTAATAGAGCTAATGAGGTAAGAAAGCAATTTGGAGATGATTATTCTATTCCATATGCAGAATGGTTATATTAATAAAAGAGATCAGAAGATTACTACAGAGTACATGTCTAAAATTCTAAAGAAATTATAGAACATAGAAGGAACAAAAGGTTTAAGAAGAGCGGCTCAGTAGTTTAAAAGTAATAGAACTTTTACAAAATGGTTTAATTCTATACCTTTGTTAGGTATAGGAGCAATTGGAGTAAATAAATATTTCAATAATGGAATTGAACAAGAAAAATAAATTCGCTGAGAATGTAAAAAATAAAATCTTGAATTTACAAGAAGTAATTGAAAAAGGCAAACGCTGGAAATAGTTTATGGAAGACTATGTATCTATGAAATATGGATACATTGATCCTAATCCGGATTTATATTACACTACAGAATAGTTTGCTATTTTAGATAAGTGGGAGTAGAATTCTTATTTTACTAATGACGAAAAGGATTTTATTATAAACTATTTAATAGATTGTTTGGTAGAAAATCAGCCATTTGATTGTTCTAGTCTAGGACCTAATAAATACTTAAATGAATGATCTAATAGACTATACAGGCATTATGCCGGTTTATCCCATACCTTCATATAAGTATGGTGGTATTCACATTAAGAAAAAGAATAGAGGTAAGTTTAACGCTCTAAAGAAAAGAACTGGTAAAACTACTGAGGAACTTACGCATAGTAAGAATCCTTTAACACGTAAAAGAGCAATATTCGCTTAGAACGCTAGACGTTGGAAACATAAAGGAAGAAAGAAAAACAATTAATCTAATTATATATAATTATGGATAATAACACATTGAACGGCTTTGAAGTATTTGAAGAATTCATGCCAGGTAGTGTAGTAAATAACAATACATCTATTAATGATAGCGATATTATAGATGGAGCAAGTGAAGAATTAACAGAAGAGGAATTAGAAGCTCTTACTAAAAAAGGTAAAGGTAGCTCTAATGACGATAAGGATGCTAAACAGGATAAAAAAGAAGACAAAGACAATAAATAGGATCCTGATGATGATTCTTCTAAGGATGATAAAGATAACAAGAATGATAAAGTAGATGATGATACTGTAATTGATACAGATAATCAGGCAGATGATGATACTGAAGATAACGCTGTAGCTACATTCTTTGAAGCTTTATCAGATAAAATGGGTTGGGAATTAGATGAGGATGAAGAAATACCTCAAACTCCTGAAGAATTAGTAGAGTACTTCCAGGAAGTAATTGAAGAGAATTCAGTACCACAGTATGCTAGTGAAGAAGTAGAGGCACTAGATAAATTTGTTAAAAATGGTGGTAACTTGAAAGATTATTTCCAAATTGATGGAGAGCTAGATCTAGAAGATTTTGAGATTGAAGACAATGAAGTAAATCAGAAATTAGTTATTAAGGAATTCCTTAAAGAAAAAGGGTTTAGTAGTAAGCAAATAGATAAGAAGCTTACTAAATATGAAGATGCTGGTTTACTTGAGGATGAAGCTACAGATGCATTAGAAGCTCTTAGAGACATTAGAGAGTAGAAGAAACAACAGCTATTAGAACAGCAAGAAAAGAGTGCTAACGAGCTTAAAAAGCGTCAACAGGAGTATTTTAACTCCGTTGTGACAGAAATAAAGGGCATGGATAATATTCGTGGAATTAAAATACCTCAAAAAGATAAATAGGCATTATTAGAATATATATTCAAACCCACAGCTGATGGAAAGACTCAGTATCAGAAAGACTATTCCAAAAGCGTGAAAAACTTACTCGAGTCTGCCTACTTTACTATGAAGGGTGATACTTTACTAAAGGCAGCAAAGAGCGAAGGCTCTACTGCGGCTATTAATAAATTTAAAAATAGCTTAAGTAAAACAGGAGTAAGTAGAAAGACTAGAAGACAGGATAACACTAGCACTGAGTCTATGTGGGATTCTTTTGCACGACAATTGCGTGTAGATTAAATAACAACTAAATTATAATTTACTAATATTTTATGGATAATAATATTCTTAATAACTTAGTTCTGTACAAAGGTAAGCGTTTCTCTGACCTGATTGATACGAATAAGATTTCAGCAGCTTCGCAATAGAATCCGTATCAGGTTGCTACTGTATTGTCTTATGTATTTGGAACTAAAGATAATGGTTACAATACTTCCCTTGACATGCTGACTGGCGGTCTTGGTAATGTAATGACTATTGATCGGCCGAACTGGGAGTGGAATGTAATGATTGATGCAGATAGAGCTATTACCATTAGAGATGCTAAATGGAATGGAGCTACTATTGAAGACAATACTACAGCTGGTTTAGGTAATACTCCTATTTATCTGTGGTTAGAAGAAAACTGGTTTGGTCCTACAGCTATTCTTGAACTGGATAATAAAGATTATCAGTTGCGTGTTGCTGGGGCTCCGTATCAGGATGGTAATCTGTGGGTTTATACTTGCTTTATTGCAGATGGTAATCCTACTTCATATATACCTGCTAAATATTTGAAAGCTGGTTCTCAAGTATCTCGTCTTGCTTCTGCTGTTGAGGAATACAGTGAAGAAGGTGATATCCTGAACTATAGTACTCACTTTAAGATGCGTAACTACCTGACTACTATTCGTATTAATTACGATATTACAGGTTCTGCTTACTCTACAGTAATGGCTATTGCATTGCAAGATCCTAAGACTGGTAAGAAATCTTATTTGTGGGCTGACTATCAGGAATGGCTAGCTCTGCGTGAGTGGTATAAGAGATGTGAACGTATGCTTGTTTACATGAAATCTAATGTAAATAAAGATGGTTCTTGCAACTTGAAAGGTACTAATGGTCGTCCGGTATTTATTGGTGCTGGTTTGCTGGAACAGATTGCTCCGTCTAACAAGCGTATGTATACTAGATTGACTCCTGAATTGCTGGAAGATTTCTTGTTCGACCTGTCTTATAATGTACTTGGTACTAACGAACGTAAGTTTGTTGCTTTGACTGGTGAAATGGGTATGCGTGAATTTGACCGTATTTTGAAGGAAAAGGTAGCTACTATGAACCTTATGGATACTGTATTTGTAACTGGTTCTGGTGATAACCTGAAGTTCGGTGGTCAGTTTAAGACTTACCAAATGACTAATGGTATTGAGCTTACTTTGAAGTACTTCCCGTTGTATGATGATACTACTTATAATCGTCAGTTGCATCCGGTTACTCTGAAACCTCTGGAATCATATCGTATGACATTCCTTGATCTGGGTCGTCGTGATGGTGAAGCCAATATCGTTAAGGTAGTTCGTAAAGATCGTGAATTCGTAACTTGGTATACTGGTGGTGCTGTAGCTCCGTCTGGTTATGCTAACTCTAAGAATACACTGAGATCTAACGGTAAGGATGGCTATACGGTATTCTTCCTTGGAGAAATGGGAATAATGTTAAGGGACCCGCGTGCGTGTGGAGAATTAGTCATGGAGGCAGAGGACTAAATAAGTTCAAATAATTAGTAACCTTTTATGGAAACTGACGTTATATATCATATAAATAACTAAAAACTATTATATGAAAAGTAACGAAGTATACAAAATCACCAATAAGATTACTAATAAGATTTATATAGGCATAACAAATCAAGGTTCAGGTGCGAGATATCGCCATCATTGGTATGAATCTCGCATCGGAGAACCTTCTCCAATTCATCGTTCTATGGCAAAATATGGTGAAGATAATTTCACTTTAGAAATAATTGATTTTGCTGATACATATGATGAACTAAAAGAAAAAGAAAAATACTGGATAAAACAGTATAACTCTACAGATAGAAATATAGGATACAATCTTACGGAAGGCGGAGATGGTACATTTGATAGAACGCATTCTGAGGAAACTAAAGAAAAAATTCGCCAAAAAGCATTAGGTAGAAAAATTTCTGAAGAAACTAGAAAAAAGATGTCTGAAGCTAGAAAAGGAGTTGTATCTGAAAAAAAGAAAGCTCATGTTCAGAGCTTAATAGAGAACAGTAAAAAGAAAGTTATTGCAGAAAACGCTGACACCAAAAGTACTATAAAATTTTCCTCAATGAAAGAATGCTGTAAATTCTTCAAAATAGATTCAAACACTTTAAGAAAATACTGCAATTCTGAAAATCATTTCTGCAAAAAATGTAATACTTTCTTTTACATAGTAGAAGAACTAACTGAACAATCTAATTAATTAATTATGGAAGTAATCGTTAGAATAATTAAAACAAACCCTTGGACTGGTATTACTAAATGGTCTACATGTTATGACTATATCAGTTCATACTGGACACGTTCTGGTAATTTATATACTGGCTTAAATGCAGAAGATGCGGCCAGATTAGAAAAAGAAATTGGTTATGCAGAAGGATAGCTTTCACCTGGCAGCAAATTTTGGGATACATTTGCTATTAAAATTGGTAGGAAAGATCTAATTCTGGATACAAACAGACCTGAAGATGAGCTTAAATATTTGTTTTTGAAAAAGCATAAGAGAGTAGCAGATGGGTTGAATAATGTTACATCTTCTACTGATTATGTTATTATCAATAAAGATAGCGAAGCTAAAGAAGTTAATAAGATTAACAAGATCAAACGTGAAGCATATAGAGAAATGGATAAGATGTCTGTTGAAGATATGCGTAAGTGTCTTAGACTATATGGTATCAAATCTGATACATTGTCTAATGAAATGGTTGAAGCTAAGCTTAGTGAACAGATTGAAGCTGCACCTGATAAGTTTATAATGAAGTGGGTAGATAACCCAAATAAAGAAATTACTTTTGTTATTGAAGAAGCTATTGCTAAGAATATTATTCGTAAGAATAGAACTCAATACTTCTTTGGTACAGATCTGATTGGTAATGGTATAGATGATGTAATTGCTTATTTGAATAATAAGAAGAATTAGGATTTGAAGCTTGCTATCTTATAGGAGATAAAAAGTAAATGACAATAACTGAGTTCATAAATACAGGCAGTGGATCTCATGATTGCTGCCTAATATATAAGTTTACTAATTTAATTAATAATAAAATTTATATAGGGCAAACAAAGAACTCGTTAAGAAAACGCGTTATAGCACATCTTACTCAGGCTAAGACTAATACTAAATCTAAAAAGCATCATCTACAATTTGCTATACAGAAATATGGTTATGACAATTTTGATATATCTATTGTAGAAGTTTGTTGTTATGAATAGTTAAATGCTAGAGAGATTTTTTGGATATCTTATTATGACTCTACAAATCCAAGTAATGGTTGTAGTATTGCAAGACAAATAAAATAGTCTACTAGAGATAAGATATCTGAAGCAAATAAGAAGAAATGGAGTGATGCTAAGTATAGAGAACTCCAAAGTATCTCTAGAATAAAAGCTCATCAAAGAAATATCAGACCAATTGTATAGCTTACTTATGGCTACGAATTAGTAAAAATATGGTAGTATAAGAAAGATGTCTGTTAGAATTATAACAGTTAGATATATAATCTAAGAAAAAATCGAAAAACCATTATATCTTGTGGATTCATATGGATGCATTTGAGTGACTATAATTAGTTACAATTAGGCGAGCCTTTAATAGTTCAATTAGACAATAATTATAATATAATTTAGAAATATTATGATTATGCTACAGCTAATATCCGAATACGTGAACTTACTGGCAGATGTAGTAGATTACAATTTGACATAAATCAAAAATTTACTAGAATTAAAGGTACTAAAAAAGCTGGCTACATATGGATGCTATACGATAGCTATAAAAATCAAATCTAAATAATGAAAATATCTGATTTACATAAGGCATTTAAAGTTCTCATGGATAAGAATTCAGAGGCAGTTGCTTTTGGTGGCTGCCCTGCATTCCTTCCTGAAGAAATAGATCTATTTCTTAATTAGGCATATATAGAAGTAATATGTAACAAATACACGGGCAATAATACTCTAAAAGTAGGGTTTGAAGGTGCTGTTAAACGTATTGCTGATCTATAGAAATTAATTAAGACAGATGCTGCATAGGCATTAGTATATCCTTATGCACATTCTAATGTGCTTACTTTATCTAATTTCTTTAATGATGGAGAACAGCTTAAAAGAATGTTTTATGTAGACTGTGTGCTTCATTTCAATGGTGAAGCAGCAGTATGTTCATTAACAGATCATGAAAAAGCTAAGGGGTTTTTACAGACATATAACAATATACCTTGGATTGAAACTCCTATAGCAGTATTAGAAGACAATACTTTAAAGATCTATATAGACCCTATACGTATGTCTTCTGAATCCTATACAGCGGATATTACTTATATTAAGTATCCTGAAAATATTAGTTATAAAGATTATAACAAAGATATTACTGAAGTACCCGATTATGTACTTAATGAAGTAATAGATAGAGCTGTAGAAATTGCTCTAGAGACTATAGAGTCATAGAGAACACAAACTAAAGTACAACTTGATAGCTTAAATGAATAATGAGCCCTAGAGAATTACAAATAGAAGTAGAGAGACGATTACAGTTAATCAATCCTGAATTATCTTTAGCTGGCAAATTACCATCTGATACTATAATATCGTTCATTAATGAAGCTATTGACAAATTCTGGAAGACACGCTATTCTGGTCTTAATTATAAACAAAGAGGTTTTGAATAGGACCAAAAGCGCACTGACGATTTACGTACTCTAGTTACTAAGCACACTTATAAAGATACAGACATTTCTAAAATAAACCAAGTGGAATACACAGTTACCTTGCCTGATGATTATGTAATATTATTAGGAGATACAGCAGGTATATCTCCGGCAGATGGTGTAATAAATAATTGCTGGGAGAAGGATGCTTTAGGTAACTACAAAATAAAGTATAGTGATACTATAGAGGGTACTATTGAAACAGTAGATAGAATTAAAGAAAACTCTTTATCAGAGTATCATCTAAAGTACACTAAAGCTAAACCAATAAGACTTATATAGGATAATACAATTACTTTATACACAGATGGTAATTATAAAGTAGCTGAATATACTATTGAGTATTTAAAGAAACCAAGTAAGGTAGACCTTAAAACTAATCCTACTGATGAGTATACAGATTTACCTAGTCATACTCATATGGAAGTAGTTAAATTGGCAGTTTAGTTAATACTGGCTACTTTACCAAATTATAATGTATATTCTAATGAAGTAAATTCAATGGAATAACATTAACAGAAAGCGCTTATTGACGTGGAAATTAAACTTTTAAACAAGTTAGGAAAGTAGAAAGTAAGCGAAAATAGACAGAAGCGCTTAATATGTCTAATTTAAAATAAATAATTTATATGATAACTTCAGTTCATACCGTACTTATCGGTACTAAATGCCCTGCTAGCTATACTACTGCTGATGCTTTGAATGCTGGTGAAGTAGCTTTGTTTGATCAGAATAGAGCTATTCTTAAAACTGCTGCTGAAGCTGCTAAAGCTAGTTCGCTTTATGTTGGTGTAGCAGGTCCGAAAATTAATGTTACTATGCCTAACGGTACGGTTGCTTAGAAAGCCAATATTGAATTTTCTAATGAAATTCAAAAGAGCTCTAAACCGTCTGCTGTAATTGGTGCCAATGTAGAACCTACTCAGGATAAAGTAGTAGTTACTTTAACTAATGCTACTGTAGTAGCTGGTCATAGATATGTACTTCGTGTTCTGTATAAGGATATTGAAGCTAATAACTTCCAGTTTACTCATACTTATGAAGTATACGCTGAATCAAATGAAGCACAGAAATTGGCAGAAGCTTTTGTGAAGAAGATTAACGCTCACAAGAATCGTCGTATTCAGGCTCAAAATGCTGAAGCTGTTCTTACTTTAACTGCAATGGTTAAGGATGATAACGAAGGCGTTTATTCATTGAATGAATACTCAGTAGTAGATATGGAAGTATCTCTGTATCATACTATTCCCGGTGCTTTGCTTGCTAATCAGCCAGAAGCTGTAGCTGGTGCTACTATTGTTAAGACTCCCGGTAATCCTGGTAGAGGTTTCTGGAAACAGGTTCGTGATGCGGAAGTACGTTACATGGGTTATAAAGGTCATGTATTTACTGGTGCATATCCTGAAGTAGAACAAGCTCGTAAAGTAGTAGAGGGTACTAAATACGATTGTGCAGTAATTGAAAATGATAATCTGTATCTTAGCAATGATAATCAGTATATTAAGACTACTCCGTTGACTACGGAAGTATACTGTCCTAGCATGGTAGGTAGTATCGTTGATAAAGGTATTCAGTCATTTATCAAAGGTGGAACTGTAGCATAATAAAAATAGTGTTTCAGTGTGCTGACAAGGGCTATGGGGCTAAATAGCCCTGTAGCCTTTTTTTATTTAAAAGTATTAATATGAAGATAACTGGTATAACAATAGTAAAACACAACATAGTAGTAGAATTAGATACAAAGATACCTGATTCAGTAGATTCTAATTTGTATTTATACATAGACACACTGAATAACTATTCTAACAGGAGTTCAGTAAATCCTGATAAACATTCATATAAATTGTTAGTATTAGGTACAGACTATCGTTCTGATGTAAAAATAGACGACTAGAGATTATCTATAGTAATAGATTCTACTAAACTTGAAGATTTCTGTATGAGTGCTTTTATAGCTACAATTGATAATTCAAGTTAGTTCTATTTTAATCAGGCTGATATATACTATAAAGAAGTTGAGTTATTGTGTAAGAACTGTAGTACTTGTTTAGACGATCAATAGATGGATAGAATGGTTCTATTCATATTGAAACAAGATCTATTAAGTTATGCTATTAATAATAATCTTATAGATGATGCAGTATAGTATTATACAGATTTAGCTAGAATGTTAAATATATGTTTAGATGCTAATACTACTTACTACAATAATCACGATTGCTTTGCTTGTAATAAAACTTGTAGAAATGGAGTTTGTTCATTATGCTAATAGATGATATATATAGAATAGGTAAAGAGTACAACTTAAAAGTTAAGTATAACTCAAATCAAGGTATACCGTGTATATGTAAATGGATTTGCGCTAATCATATTGCTCGTCTATTAGAAAGTGATTTAAAACTTACAGATGAATAGATTGATTGTCTTAGAGCATTGATAAGCAAGCTAGTACATCCTTTGGATGAAATGTGGAAAGATACTTCTGAAACTGATGATAAAGCTATATTACTAGAATAGAGTTTAGGAGTAGACTTAGGTATAAAGACATTCTATGATGAACTTTTAATTTGCGAAAAATGACTCCATTAGAAGAACAAGTACAGAAAAATACTACATCTATTAAGACTATATCAGATAGTTTAATAGAGTATGCTAAAGATACAGACTTAGATAAGTCTAATGATAATATATCGGCTAATACTGCTGATATAGAATAGTTACGTAGTAAATTAGTTGATTTACAGACTTAGATTAATTTGTAGAATCGTATTGAGTAGATGAAGGATACTAATATAGTAGATGCTGCTAAATTAGACTTACTTTAGTACGATGGTAAAAGATGGTCAAATATAGCTGCTAATAAAGTAGTAACTGGCTTACTTGGTAAATTAGTTGATTTACAAGATGTGACTATTAGTAACTTACGTAACGATAATGCATTAGCGTGGGATAGTGAATTATAGAAGTGGACTAATAAGAACCTGAATACAGAGATATATGATGATGTATTCTTAAGTAAGATCAAGCCTGATTCTACTGCTTACGAAGTATGGTTTAAAGAATCAGCAATATTTGGTCAAGAAGGTTTTGCATCAGGTCTTACAGGATTTGGTGGTAAGATTGACAGATATGGTCATGCTGAATTTGATAGTCTTACTTTACGTAGATTCCTTGAAGTACCTGAATTGAGATATAATCGTGTAGAGATTCAATTAGGAGATAAGTGGAATGCTCCTGGCGCAGGTGTAATAGAAAGTGTAGAACAAACAGATGAATATTCAGGTGTTATTACACTGAAACTAGAAGAAGGAGAATACGGGGCTGTATCAATGGGTGACTTATGTATGGGTATATATCATTCAGAGAAGACAGATGAAAATGCTGAACACGATGAAGATGATGGTAGAGGTAATAGAAAGTTTGCGGGTTTCTATACTGTTTACTTTGAAGTTACTAACATACTAGATGCACAAAATAAGAAATTTGGTTACAAGCTTAGGCCAGTAGATGATTATTGGAATATGACGTTTCACCCATGTGCTCAAATGAACTTTGTTGCATATGGTAATAAAACTAATGTAGATCGCCAAACATCTTGTTACTCAACTCGTACTTATACACGTTACTTAGTAAACTAGAATACTTGGGATTAGAAGGCTAAGAATATTGCAATGCAATTTGGTAATCTTGATAATCTCAATATGTTTGGTTACGATATGAGAGGATATTCGGCATATCTTAATTCAGTATACTTTACCGGTACTATTACTCAAGTAAAGCCAAATGGAGAAGAGATAAGATATGCTAATGATAGAGGACCTTGGGAACCAGACACTCACTATGATTACTATGATAGAGTAAGTGTATTAGGTTACTTATGGTTATGTGTTAATATAAACGGTACCGATACTAAACCTAGCGATAGTAATCCGGATTGGTTAATGCAGGTATCTAAAGGTGATACAGGAGAAGGTTTAATAGTACGTAGGTCTGAATGGTGGCCTGGTAGACTATATTGCAATGAAAGTGAAGTATCTCCAACAGTACAACCATTGAGGTACTTAGATATTGCTTTAATTAAAGATTTAGGAACTTCTACAGGTTATAAAGCATACAAATGTATATCTACTATAGATAGAGGTCACGGACAAGGCAAACACTTATCTTCTAGTGATAACAAGCCTGGTACTCCCGGTGGAGTTGAATATTGGGAAGAATTAGCTCAGAATGTAGCTAGTATTTATACTGATTTGATTATAGCTAAAAATGCTAAATTAGACTTTATTACTGGTAACTCATTAAGAGTTGGTTATCAAACTGGTAATACTACTAATGATTTTCATGTAGTAGCAGGTATTACTGGTGAAGGTGGTAATGATAACAATTCTGTTCGTATATGGGCCGGTACTACTGAAGAGAATAGGGCTAACGCTCCATTCTTAGTTAGACAAGATGGTAGAATGGTAGCTAATAACGCATCCATAAGGGGAGAAATAGAAGCATTATCTGGTACTATTTAGTCACTTGAAATTACAGGTGTGCTATTTGGTGGTACAGAGACAAACGGAATGAAGCTGTTCTCTAGTTATATAAAGTTTAAGGAAGGTGAAAGAGAAGCATTAATAGGTACTCCTAATTCTTTAGGTTATTCATACTTTGGTTCTTTTAAAAGTAATGCTAATGATTTTAGTACTGCATAGATAAATGATGGTCTGTACTTTGATATTACTGGCAGTTTAATTCGTAATATGGCAATATACGGCTCGGGAAGTTTATCATTATATGGAGATGTGGTAGGTTATAAACTTAGTTATGCTACAGATCCTTCTGAAAATTAGATACTGTATCAGCAATATTCAAGGACTATATTTATAGGTAGTAGTGTTAGACGTATGTGGTATGGATTACCACATCTTGATAGTGTAAAAACAAAGTTAGCCATACAAACTCCTGAATGGGCTGTTCCTGTAACATTTGTTTATAACCCACGTAGTAATCCAAAAGAATGCAATATATGGGGTAGAGGAAATAACGACAGTAATTCTAATAGACCTATATTATATGATAATAATGGTAATAGAATAGAATGGATTACTGTGAATGTAGGAGATGTTATGGATTTTCTATTAGTATATTCACAAAACAAATATTATGCAATACTTAGAAGTAGATCTATTTAATTATGAAAATAAATTTTGCACAACTGGAAGTATACACTGACATCCAAAAAACAAATAAAATTTGTATGGATGCGAGACAACAATTAGGTGAATTGATTTATGAAGTAGGTAGTGGTATTAAAGCTCATTCGTTAGCTTTAAAGATATATAATTCTGAAGATGAGCTAGAATATACAGATGAAGAAATGCAAATTATTATGCAATTTGTAAATCAATACTGTAAGCCTGCTATTATAGATGCTATTAATGCATTAAAAACAGAATAAGTAATATGATTACAAAAGGAATTAGAATAAGTCAGTTAGTCGAAAGGAAAGATCTCAATGGTAAAGAAATAATTCCTTTTCAAGATGGCATTCATAATGGTAAGTTAAGTATATAGTCCTTAATAGATTATATAGGGGATATATCTGATAGTGATTTAGAACTACAAGCTTTAATAAAAATATAGAAGTTTGTAGATACAGTATCAGAAATGGACTTACTGTTATATCAAGCTAAAGAAGGAGATATTTACTACTGCAAAGAAAATAAGAAACTATACGTTAGAAGTTTTAATAAGTGGGATATGTTAGACCCACTTACATCTAAAGTATATGTATTAGTAGGTTTAGACGAGTATAATAGAACTAATATCATACATCTTTGGGATGGCAATGATATGGTGGTTATGTCAGAAAGACTATTTATTGGAGAAGTAACTGGTACAGCATATGATGGTGGTAAAGGTAAAGCTTTAGCAGACAAAGTACAAAAATTATCTGAAGATTTATTAAATGAGATAAACGCTAGAACTGAAGCAGATGAACGGTTACAACAAAATATAAATACTGTCGATGATAAGCTCGATAAAGAAATAACTGATAGAACCGAAGGTGATAATTCTATTTGGGAAGTATTGTATGACTAGTTTATTTAGATATCTGGATTTGGCGTATCTCCTACTATTATTGAAAAAGGTGTAGCTACAGATATTAACATTAGTGGTAGATTTTTATTTGCTGGTAATCCATTGACTCCTGATACTCTTACTCTTAAGATGAATGATAAAGTAATCAGTAATCAACCTGTAAACAATCTTAGTGGTACCAAAGATACTTTAACTACTACTAATGATAGAATTACTTATTCTGTTTCTATTACAGCTCATGGTGTAACTAAAAACGCATCAGCTACAGTGTCCACATACTATCCTTGTTATTTTGGTCATACTACTAAAACTATTATAGTAGGTACAGATGTGTTAAGCTTTAGTAAATAGTCTATTAAATCAAGTCCTAACGGTACATATAGTATGTCAGATATTTCTCAAGGTGAATATGTATGGTTGTGTATTCCTTCAAATTTTAATATTAATAGAGTAACATCATCAGGATTTTCTGTTCCAATGGAGGCTGCTATTAGTGTACCAGTAGAAGGAAAAGGTAATTATAAGTGTTATCGTACTAGTAGCTCTTTGGTAGCAGGTACATTTAATTTTGTAATTGGTTGAAAATATGGCAGAGATAAAAATTTATGGTACATTAGTAAATGCTACCACTGATCCAAAGATAGCTAAGGCTAGTTAGATATTTGATGAAGAGTTAAATAATTATCAATCAGAAATTAATACTTAGCTTGGTATAAGTGACGATAGTTTACACAAAGAATTAACAAATTTTAAGAATACTAAAGGTAAAGCTAACGGCCTTGCATCACTAGATGATAGTGGTAAGGTTCCTTCTACACAATTGCCATCATATGTAGATGATGTGCTAGAATTTACTCAATTGGATTAGCTACCTAAACCAGGGGAATCAGGTAAAATATATGTAGTAACTAGTACAAATTTACAATACAGATGGTCTGGTAGTGATTACGTAGAAATATCTAAATCATTAGCATTAGGCGAAACTAGTTCTACAGCATATCCTGGAGATAAGGGTAAAGCTACTACAGATGTAGTTAATTCATTATCTGATAATTTGGTAAATGATGTATTGGTATCTTAGTCTGACAAGAATTCTGTATCATTGACGATTAAATCAATAACTAAAAATCCTGTCAAAAAAAATAAAGAATTGTTATTGGTAGATGGCGAACCCATTTTACTTACAGACAATACTCCTATATTACTAGCAGATAATGTAAATGACGGTTTATATGATCAAGCAGATGACAAATTAATAACCATAAATTAGGCAAGTTCATTTACAGCTGGAGTAATGTCTGCATCAGATAAGACTAAATTAGATGGATTAAAAGCATAGGCAGAGATAGATACTTCTATTAGTAATGTGCAAAACAATCTAAATGCACATATCAATAATAGAACCAACCCCCATAGAGTAACCAAGGAGCAGATAGGATTAGATCAAGTAGATAATACTTCTGATGCTAATAAACCTATATCTAATGCTACACAAACTGCTCTTAATGGTAAATTTAGTGCTACAGATGGTAATGCTTTAAAGTAGAGAGTAGATAATATACCTGAATTGGTAGCTACCGATATTACTGTTGATAGTGATAACGATAGTGTAAATATATCTTTAGATAAGACGTCTATTGTAGACGGAACATTATCAGGAACAACTATAAACATTAATTCTGCAACAGCTAGTAAAGCTGGTATACTTGTACCTACTGATAAAAGCAAAATAGATAAGATTATTACCAATGGTAATGGTACTAAATACTTATCTGATAATGGTACTTATAAAGAAGTAAGTGGTGGAGGTGGATCTGGTGAACAATATTATAAGATAAATAATGACAAATTTTTACCTTATCTTAGAACTCCAGCATGTTATAAAGACACTGATGCTGAAACAGCTATAATTTATGTATTTAATACAGTAGATAAATTTAAAGAGTTTATAGATAATGCTTTAGATAACGGATACGTATTAGAACTTATAAATAGAACAAATAATGAAAAAATGTACATAAGAGACTATCATGTATATAGGTCTTCTAATGGAAATTATGAATTATCTTTCATGTTTATTTATTCAGAAAATAATAGTAGCGATGATTTTGCTTTAGTAACAACACGCGTATTTATGAGTTATAACGCATCAAATGGATATAAGTTTATAGTTAATAATTTAGTTCAATCTGACAACCTCACCACCATCACCAAGAAAACTTCCGCCGAGTACGAGGCTATTGGCTCTAAGGATGCCAATACAGCATATTGTGTAACCGATTAAAGGATAATGATTATGTTAAAAATAGGAGAATTGACTTCAGGGCTATTTGCTGGAGATAAGCTGATTGCGGGCAAAGGATTTGATTGGAGCAAATTATATGATGCTTTAACCTATTTACCACCTATTGATACACGATATGGAACAAGAATGTTAATAATAGCCAATCTTAGTTCACACGATATTAGTCTATATAGAAGTGGACAATTAACTATTGTTGAAAGTGGTAAAATAGATTGGTATTCTAATGGTGTAGGTAGTAATATTGATTTTGATATACAAAATGAAAGCAACGGCCCTGTTAGATATTTAGAAATCTATAAATGTAGACTTGTAGGTAGTAGTGATTCGCAAATGGAAATTAATGAAGATATATGTCAACCTGGAAGTGCTATTCAAAGTTTTATTGCTGGCGATTTTGATGATTTAGATTATGTACTTTTTGTTTTTGATTATAATGAATAAATAAGATGATGTATATGAAAACAATCTACTACAACAGCAAATTAGCCAAACTTATCCTCTTTGGAGGCTACACAACAATCATGTTCATCGGCTTCATCCTTACGAAGCTGAAAGAGTTGTCCGAAACAACCATACGTCATGAACGTACACATCAGAAACAGTTCTTCGAGTGCATGGAGATAGCGGCTATCCCATCCGTATTGTTGGCGTTTCATGTCAGCGCATGGTGGTTGTTACTTGCCCCGATATTCTACTACATTCTTTATTTGACAGAATGGTTTGTGAGCTTCGTGTACCACTTGTTTACGGATGATAAGATAGGTGGCGGCAAGGTAAACAATAACGCCTATCGAGCAAGCGCATTTGAGATGGAAGCCAAACTCAACCAAGACAATCCGAACTATCTGAAAGAGCGAAAGTGGGGTGCATGGTTCCACTATTACGGCAAGATATAAAAATCCCGTCCTACTCTCACGAGCAAAACGGGGATAGCGGTAATTACATACCGCTGTGAACGGCACAAAGATACGGATAATTGTAAATGTTATTCTGCATCTTAAAGATAGATAATATGGAATCAACAAACGAATTAGTAACAAAAGCAGAAGCTAGTGCTGAGGGCTTAAGTGTAGATTCTACTAATGAATGCCTTACTAAGGCAGAGTTTAATGCAAATCTACCAACCCCCCCCCCAGTTCTCATATGACTTTCCATTGGGAAATAAAAGGAGCATTGTAATAATAAATGGTAGCATTGCATCTAAAACTATACAGATAAATGATGATACAGTAGTACTTAATCCTAAAGATGTATGGACAAAATCTTATTATGACACTACTCCAATAGATGTAATTACACAAACAAATTTAGAATTCAGAATGATTCATTCAGAAGGTGATTCTAAAAACAATAATTCACAATGGGTTTTTCCTGATGAACATTTAGATGCACAAGCTGGAAACTATTTACTAACTGTCTCACAAACACATGAACTTTATCTAGTATCAGTATTTTATATTACACAGTAAACAATAGAAATAATGAAATATTTTACAATTGAGGAAATGACAAAGTCATCTACAGCAAAAGCTAACGGTATAGACAATACTCCTTCCTCTGAAGGAGTATTAAAGCTGTAGAAGCTAATAGAGGCTGTTTTAGACCCTTTAAGGGAATGGTACGGAAAGCCCATACGAATTACGTCTGGGTATCGCTGTGAGGCTTTAAATAAGGCTGTAGGTAGTAAAACTAAGAAGAGTTAGCACCTATACGGCGAAGCAGCTGATATTACTGTAGGTAGTAAGACAGAGAATGAGAAATTATTCAACTATATTAAAGATAATCTTCCATTTGATCAGTTAATTAATGAATCAAACTTCTCTTGGGTACACGTATCATATAGAGAAGGGAGATTACGTAAACAGGTACTAGCACTATGAAAACAATCCTATATCAGCCTTTATTTATAAATCCTTAGGCATACTTTGTATTTCCTCAACTGTATCATATAGAGAAGGGAGATTCCTATATTGAACCTGCTAATATTACTGGATAGCTCATTATAAATGATTTAACTCAAAGTCTTACTTCAACTCCTACATTAAATGTAGTATAGGATACTAATTAGGTTGATTTTGGTTTATTCAAAGGTAAACATATACGCATTAGCCAATATACCAATATAGGAGCTGTAGTATTAGGTGAATGGTATATACCTGGTACGCCTGAACCTGAACAGCCAGATTGGTTTAAGGAAAGTATAGTTGCTTGGTATTCTCCATACTGCAAACAAAAGTTAACTAACTATGATGTGATAGAGGCGTATGTAGAAGATTTTACTAATTGGAATTATGTAAAAGCAAGAGGAGTTGCAACTATTAGCCAACATAAATTCATAATAACAGAATGTATTCTAAAAGGTTTAAGTATTGTAGAAGATATTCAAGAACCATATTCCAATTTAACTGTTCGTATTATTGGTATAACTGATAATCAAGAAGTTTTAATTACCGATTATGTTAATGGGCAACACCAAATCATTAATACTATAACAGAAGACGGAATATATACTATTGAAGACAGACATCATTTTGTAGGCTTTGGATGTAATTTTGTAGGTACATGTAATATCACTATTGAGCAACTTCCTACTTCTATTCTAAAAGACTTTAGCGGCAATAAACATGATGCTTATTTATACGGTTTTAAAGGTAAGTTGAATAGTGGTGTTGGTATTTATGCTCAAGATTTTAAGAATTGGAATTATGGTTCAACTATTAATAATAATATAAGTACAAAATCTTATAACAAGTTTCATATAGTTAAAAAGAAAGCTGATAATTGGTTTGGTTTTACTATTGGCATTCCAAAAAATAATTATTATAATCAATCTTATAAACTTAAATTTAATATCAATAAGAAAATAGATGATATTAAATTTAGTATAGTTAGTACCAATGGTAACTTGATAACTACAGCTGCTTATTCAGTATATATTAATGATGGTAGTATAATAGATGTTCCTATTATTAGTGAAGAAATTTTCAATAATAAAGAAGAAACTAATATTTATTATGATTTCGGAACGAATAAGGATATTGAAATTGATGTTGAATTGATAGCGAATTATCCTAATCAACTTTGCTATGATGGCAAATCTTATGCTGTTGCTTATGGATTACCTATTCTAACTGATTATACTGTTATTGCTGATAGAACTTGGTTTGCTGAAAAAGTTGATAATGGTGTATTTATGTCTAAAGCGTTAGAGCAAAATGGTGCTTTTATTTTAGAATATAAACAAGGAGATAGATGGAATACATATTCATATTATTCAGCAACTAATATAAATATAGATAAAGATAATTCTATTGTTTATCAAACTAAAAATAAATATAATGAACAAACTATATATCCTGGTGATAAACAAGATACTGATACTTTATTTATAGGAACTATTAGGAAAGATGATTTAAGAAGTTTTATTGGTTGTCATAGTGATATTTTACTATTCAATCGTACTCTTACTGAATATGAAATATCTTGGGTAAAGAACAATGTGATGTGTTCTAAGCAGCAAGAACCTGATATAGACTTATAATATATCTGGTGCAGTTAAATTAGACTTCTTAAATATGGAAGAAGTAGCTAACTTTGCAGGTACTATTAAATTTACAAATGTTAATTAATAAATATTATGGGTAAAAAAATTAGTGAACTTACAAACAGATAGTAGTTATCTGGAAACGAAGATTTACCATTTTAGGAAGGTCAAGATAATGGTTCTATTACCATACATTCTTTAAATGAGTACATAAGTAATAGTAATGTTAATCAAGCGATTAATCAAATTAAACAAGCTGAACAACAGGCTATATCGAACTTTAGTTCTCAAAAGGTAAGCCCAGAAATGTTATCAGAATCTACAAAACAACTCATTAACGCAAGTGGCGGAGGTACTATTACTAATTTAGCTGATGATGAGGATATTGAATCAGTAGGTTAGGATTTAAAAGTTTTAAAATTTGCCGACCGTGCTTATAATCCTGACAGATTCAGCGGCAAGGGGTATAAAATATTTCGTAGGAATATTATAGACGGTAAAAATATACTTACGCAGGAAATGATAAATCAACCTGATACTATATATGAAATCAGGTATGATTTTGATTTGGATGGCGCAGAAATAAGCATTCCTAAAGGGTGTATTCTAAAATTTAATGGGGGTCGTTTTTTAAATGCGTTGAATATCAAAGGGGATGTAGAAAACAAATACTTAATGCCGGAATGGTTTGGCGCGTCCAACGACGGTAAAACAGACAGCTCTGATGCATTTAATGCAATCGTGCGGATATGCCGCAGTATAAGATGTTCCAATAAGAAGACTTATCTGTTTACCAAAGACATAGATGCAAAGATTTTGAATGAATTGTCGATTGACATGAATATGTCTTCTTTCATAGATTTCCATATTGTCATAAACATGAATGATGAAATAAATGATTGGAGATAGGCATACTCTTCTATCGGGCTTTCAATCAAAGAAGGATTTATCATGTCTAAAGGCAGCGATACGAAATACCGTAATTGGCAAATTCCTGTCATAATCAGTGGGGCTCCTGTACGTTTGGACAATATTAGCATAAGGCGGGTTCCTTATATACTGGCATTGGCTGATAGATATATTGATGTCATGCGTTGGCATAATGTCATTTATTATCCATGGGAGGACACCTATTCAGATGTAACATACCGGCTTGATGCTATAAATGTGGTGTTAAGGGATGGTACTATATCCAAAATGAATGAGGGACAAGAGTTAGCGGGAGATGCTTGGATATTTAATTCGGTAAATGAATTCAGAGGGTATAATGAAAAAAGGACTTTTGATTATAAGTTAGGTACATTCAGAGGAGGACTGTATACTAACTTCATTAATTGCATACAAAGCAATATAACATTAACTCAAAAAATCAAAGCTAATTTTACCGGCTGTCACTGGGAAATCAGCGGAGTTACAATTGAAGGTAGTGGAGGTCTCATTCAAGCCAACTTTATAGGCTGTTATTTTTATATGAATAGCAGGATATTAAGTGAAAATCAAGGTGTAACATATATTGGTTGTTATTTTAGAGGGTTATGGGATAAAGCCGGAGATATGACAATGCCTGAGTTTTTGAATAATACTGATATTGTGGATATGAATTGCGTATTTCTCAACTGTAGAATAGGAGGAACATTGGTTGATACAAATTGGTATAAAGCCTGTTATTATAATTATAATAGAACGACTACATTAGGAATGCGTCAGTATGTTATGGACGCTTTTAACAAAAGAAATATTGAATTAAGGGATATCGGTAATATTATTAATAATAGGGGAAATGGAAGTTATAAATATACAATATATCTGTTGTGTGGAGAAAATATACCTATTGCCAAACGTGTTCTTAATATAGATATTACCGATAGTGATAAAGAGAAAACGCCATATTTCTATATAAACCCAGGTAAGAACTATGGGTTTGAGATATACAGAGAGTCACCTAACGGGAAAAAAGAAGTTGTTGTTGGATTCAGTTCGGTTAATGACGTTGAAACCTTATCGTTTCAGGATTTTTCAGACTGTGCGCTAATCGGTGAACATGATTCTACCTGGTCGAGCATGAAGACATCGGTATTGCTGTGGAAACCTGTAAAGGACGATATACCGGACAAAACTTTATACCCGCATTTCTTTTACAATCAGGGAGTCTTGGCCTCAACGAGTGGGAATTTAAAAAGTCCGCTTACTGATTTTCTCGCAATTCCATATTTAAATGTAGGAGTTACTTCACAACGTCCTGGCAATGCAGATAATGGTTTTCAATTTTTTGATGTGACCCTGCGTAAACCTATATGGTGGAACGGTTCTTCATGGGTAGATGCCAATGGAGTTTCGGTGTAATGTTTTCTAATTGTTTAATTATTTATGGTATGAAAAATAACATCTTAGGTGCGGTGGTATATCTATCCACCGCCATAGTATTCTGTGGCAGCACTGCACTGCTGATGCTCTTTATAAAGGAAAACAGCGACCGTTGCCACTACTATAACGGCAAATGGAATAAAAAAGACTTAGCAATTGGAATTTCATCTATAATATTGGGATCTATTGCTAAATATTTTATAACTTTAATTTAATAAACTTATGATAAAACAAGAGAACCCTAACTTTTTAGCATCTTTCTATGCTCCTAATCCAATGGAAGTAACATATTGGATTGATTTGTCTGAAGATGCTAATGGTAATGTTATAAAAACTTATGATGGCAAAAAATGGATTCCTATTAACAATAAGGAAGATAATACACAAAATTCTCAAATAGAACATTTGTTAAACATTATAAATGAGAAAGCAAATAAAAAAGACGTATATACTATAGCTTAGACAAATAATGCAATAAATAGGTCAAAGACAGTAGTTGAAAATGTTCTTACTTCTACTTCGACAACTACTGCTTTATCCTCAGCTCAAGGTAAGATTCTAAATGATCTAATTACAAGTCTTACTGCTAGGGTATAGGCTCTTGAAACTCCAAAGCCATAAAATGATAAGAAGCGCTATTAGTTGAACACACTGTTTATTTACAAGTGGTAACCTATACAGTAACTGTGCGTTTTAATATTAAATCTAAAACAAATTATCAGTCCTAGTAGATTTTCCCCCTTTTAAATCTCTAGGACTTTTTTGATTACATTATCAGACTTTTAGCTATGAATTATTATCAGATAGGAGAACAAACAATGTCAATATTTAAGAACATGTTTAGTAGTGTTGAAAAGGTTACAATTAGCACTATAGGTGGTTTATTGTCTTTATATTCTCCCGTGTATGTCCCTATATTGGCTTTATCAGGAATTATAATTGTTGATTCTATGTATGAGTGTAAAGCTAATAAGAAAGCTAAGAAGTATCATAATGTAGTAGAACAATCAAGGAGATTATATTCAAAGATATTTTATAAATTACGAGATTCTATAGTTGCCATATGTGGAGCATTTACTATAGAAACCTTTATTATAACTTCTATATCAATACCAGCAGTAGAATTTGTAGCTGGTGCTATAGCTCTGGTAGAATTTTTCTAGTTACTTGAGAATTTAGGTAGAATACATCCTAATTGGAAAACATGGGGTCTACTATAGAGAGTAATAAAGAAGAAAGGGGAATAGTTTTTAGATGTCAGTTTAGATAAAGAATTTTCAGATGATACCAATACTAAGCATAATTAATTGGTGCAGAAAGAATTTCAAAGTAGTCGCAGTAGGTTTAATCAGTTTACTTATTGCGACTATTTTTGTTTAGCACAATTAGTTATAGAAAAAAGATACAGAGATAAATAGAATAACTTCTAATGTTAGAACTTACTAGGATATAGTATCTAATAATTAGAATAATAACAGAACACTATAGCTTACTATAGAAGAATTAAACCATAGTAATGATAGTTTATTATTATAGTTGAAATAGACTCAGAAAGAGCTTAAAATCAAAGACAAGAATCTAACCGATGCTAGTGTAATCAATACAGAGATTAAAGATTCTGTTAAGACAGTAATCAAGAAAGAAGCTATAGATTTTAAAGAAGAACTAAAGCTTAATCCATTAACAACTATCATAGTTGAAAGAAAGGACTCAATCCTAACAGCCAAAATAGATTTAAAAAATCAATAGACTATTCTTATATACAAGAAGAAAGAGTATAAGAATTTCTATAAAAATGGCTGGGTTAGATTCTGGCACTTTGATTGGAAAAAAATAGAAACAAAGGAATATCAAATAGTTAATACCAATCCACTTATCAAAGTAACAGGTACACGAATAGTAGAGGTACCTAAGTAATAATATATTCAATTGTTATTTAATCAATTAAATATAGGGGATAAAGTATATATAATAGAAGTAATAGGTACTTTTAAGAAAACAACCGAATATAACGAAGGTTAGGTTACTCAAGTAAGTAATGTATATGAAGAACCTTTACCGCCTGGTTAGTTTCCCATGCCCAATCAATAGCGTAAAAAATTAGTAGATATAACTATCCAATGTAATGGAGAATCGAAGAAATTCACTATACCTGAGAATAAGTCTACTATAACTGATAGTACATTAGGTTTAACTATATCTACAAATAAGTAGGAAATAATAAATATAGTACGTAGCTAGTACGATACTTATAAACAAAGAAAAGAAGCCATAGCTAAGTGTGATGAGGAAATGGCTAAATGTCAGCAACTATTAGATAAACTTGAAATCCATAACGAGCCTACTAATGAGAATTCAAAGATAGTAGAGCTTCAAAATGAAATAAACGAATTAAAAAATATCATAAGGAAGGCCAATTAGATGGTTCCACCACCTATGAAAGATATGTTACCTTAGGATATGAAAGATGCAATGAATAAGGTTGATCAATAAGATCAACCTTTTTTTATTTTAAGGCTGTGTAAGAAGAGCTATTAGTTCCCTAAAGGGATTGTAAGGGCAAGCATATAAAATGCAGCTATGGGCTTTAAAATGCGTTTTAGTCTGTATTAACGTTAATATTTAATAAAATGAGTCTTAATAATCTTATTGATAATATTTTATAGATTGCTCGTAATAACAATATAGCAGAATCAGAACATATTTCAAGACATTAGATTGAATTATGGATTCACTACTATAGAGCAATGCTTATAAAGTAGGCTATTGATAAAGGTTATGATGTTGATGAAGCGTATGTCACTACATTAGAACCTATTCATCTAGACAGAGTACAAATAGTTCCTGGTAAGTTTGTATTCGTTGGTGAGAAAGAATTACCTACTTTAATCAATTTCAGATATAAACCAGGAGTAATAGCTGTACGTGATATGTTTGGTAACCTAATATAGTTAGGTAGCTATACTAAAGCTAAATTGTAGAAGTATAGGAAAGCTACCTGTAAAGACTATATTGCTTGGGTTAAGAACAATAAGATATATGTTGAAGGAGATTCTAATCAGTTAGAGTACATAAGTATAGACGTAATACTTTAGGATCCTACTAAGGATATACCTTGTTATAACCCGGATGATGAATACCCAGTTCCATCAGCTATGGTACCTACTATTGTGTAGATGATATTAGAGAAAGAATTAAGAGTTATGATAGCTTCACCTAGTGATGTTACTAATGATTCTAAGGATGATAATCAGAATAGATATAGCAATAAATGAGAGAAAGAGTAAAATATAAAAGGAAGAGCTATACTATTGCTGATTTCTATATTAATTATAAGAATCAAATAGATACTAATACTTAGTATGATGTTGACTTAAAAACATATAAGGCAATAGTAACAGATTACTTTAAGTATATTAGAGATGAAATAATGTAGAACTGTAAGGAAGTAAAATTACCTTGCAGATTAGGTACATTACAAATAATAAAACATTAGCCAAAGGAATTCTCAGGTAAGAGTTTGAGATGGAATTGGAAAGCTACTAAAGAAACCGGTAAGCCTGTATATTTACTAAATGACCATAGTGGCTATTTTAAGTACAGATTTCATTGGTGTAAGAAGAACTGTTTATTAACTAATAAGAGTAAGTATTAGTTCATAGCTTCAAGAGAAAATAAACGCACGCTTGCTCAAATTATTTTTAATAAATTAAAAGATTATCCAGAATTATGAAAGAAAGTAACCACGATATGTTTTTTGGATCTTGGTATAATCTATAGGATGGTAGTGGTATATACGCAATAGTAAACTCTCTTGATAATAAAAAATATATAGGATCCACTGGAACTTTAAGAAAGCGTTTTAGATAGCATTATGCAGCTTTAGTGAAAGGTACACACGCAAACTGTCATTTATAGAGGGCAGTCAATAAATACGGAATTGATAAATTTTATTTTTTAGTATTGGAAAGGTGTGAGAATATAACAGATACTTTACTATTGTTAGAATAGAAGTACATAGATGAATTAGGAGATTATAATATTTGTACTGTAGCTGGAAAACCCATAGGTTGTACCGCTAAAGGTCATCCACTAAGTGAATCTTAGCGAAATAGTATTATAAAAGCTAATAAAAATAGAATATGGACTGAAGAAATGAAAAGAAAAAAAGGTTTATCAGCAAAAAATTCTAATTATATTAAAAGTTTACAAAAAATTGTATAGAAATATAGTTTAGATGGAAATTTAATAGAAGAATACCCTTCTGTTATGGATGCTGCAAGAGCTGTTGGTAATCCTAAAATTTCACTAGTAGGGATAAAAAGATGCTATCAAGGTAGATAGAAATCTGCTTATGGATATATTTGGAAATTAAAAATTTAGGAAAATGATTAATAATAGAATGGTTTCGTCTAAAGCTTTGATTGCAAAGATCATTGCAGATTTACAATTATAGGAACCTGAAATACGAATTTCAGATATTAAAGAATATATATTAGAAGGGCTACTAAAAATTGGAGCTATACAACAATATGAGCACAAAGTAGCAATATTACCTGTCAAATGCCATCAAGCTTCCTTGCCGTGTGATTTATATAAACTTGGTCAGGTGGCGTTTTCATTCTGCAATAGTGGAGGTTGGTTACCTATGAGAAAAGCTACATCTAGCTTTGGAGTATACCATGACAAATGTGTAGATAAGCCGTGTATGCTTATACCAGATGCAGGTCTAATACCTTTAGTAAAGAACTTATTTAATTTAGTATCTGATAGAGAAGCTTTAGATAAGCTTAACTCGGATTCTAATATGCGTGATACTTTAAGTGCTTTAGTAAATCAGTATACAGTGGCTAGTCCATCTAACAGATATGTAAATGGTAAGTTTGCTCATACCGATGGTACAATGTACAGCGCAGATTTATAGTATATGACTAAACCTGGCTATATTATGACTAACATACCTACTGGTTTTATTAAAATAGAATATTATGCTATATTTACTGATGAAGAAGGCATGCCTATGATACCAGACATGGAATCCTATAAAGAAGCATTATTGTGGTACGTTACATTAAAATTAATGTATCCGAGAAAGCTAAAGGGGCAGATATCTTAGTAGGATTACTTAGAAATGAAGACTAGTTGGAACTACTATAGAAAGTAGGCTTATGCTGAAGCTATGATGCCTGGAGTAGATGAACTGGAAAGTATTAAAAATACCTATCATAAGCTTTATCCAGAATTTAATGATCATGATACTTTCTTTAGTACTACTGGTGAAGAACAAATACTTTATAATTAGAATAGATTATGATTAGTAATACAGCTCAAATAAATACATTTTATGGTGGAATGAACACTGATAGTGCCGCCAGTATGTTACCAAGTAATCAATATAGATTTGGTTAGGATGTTCGTATCATTACTGATGATTCTAGTACTAGTGGAGTTCTTTAGAGCGTAGAGGGTGCTAAAAAGTATAATTATGGTATTAAAGGTACTGAAGAAATAATAGGTACTGCAACCATTAACGATATTGCTGTAGTAGTTACTAAGTTAGTAGATGGCTATAATAAGATATACCGTATAGAGAATTTTGATTCTCCCAATTTAATTAGTACTATTGTATTATAGGGTAAATTAAAACTATGTGAAAAAGCTGATTCAAATCAGTTAAGTATAGTATTAAATTACGAAACACAGTCCAATATTAAAGCTTACTTTACTGATGGAAACTCATCTATTAAAGTAATCAACATTATGAGTGATAAGTATATAAAGTACCCTAATGTAGATAATCCTTTAGTAGATGCAGATGGTAATATACTTAATCCTGATAGTATTGACATAATACCTAATGCAATATTACCACCATTTGAAGTTACAGATATTGTGTCTGGTAACTTTCAAGCTGGTATGGTACAGTATTGTTATAGACTGTATAATAAACACTCTCAATAGACTTCATTATCTAGTTTGAGTAATTTAGTACATTTAGATGCTTCTGAAATTAATTCTCCATTAATAAATCACGAAGGGTCTTAGAAAGGCTCTTATACAGGTAAAGGATGTACAGTAAGAGCAAAACTTAGCACTAAAGATTTCAATAGATGTACTATAGTACGTATCTTCTATGAAGATAACAACTCTATTCCTACTTATTCTGTAATAGATGATATTGAAATAGATACGAATTTAGATTACATAAGTTATACTGATACTGGTAGTAGTGCATTAAGCACTATGACATAGGAAGAATTTAATGCGTTTACTAGCTATTCTTTTATATGTAACAGTATTACTTCTCTATAGAACAGACTATTTGCGTCTAATGTTACAGAAACGTCTTGGATACCAATGATATATGATAACGATGATCTAGTAGAATACGATGCAAGAGTATATAGAGCTAATGCTAACAATTACGTTAGGTTAGAAACTGCTAATCCTGATGACTATGAATATTTCTCAATTACAGATTACGATGCTATGAGGAAAATTCCAAGACATCATGATTGCATTAACCCTTATAATGCGGCTAGATCTAGCTTTGGGCAGCCTACAGAATATGTATATGGAGAAGGAAATAAACTTGGAGGTAATGGGCTAAATATATCATATAGTTTTATTAATACAGAATTAAATGAAACTTATTCTCCTCTTACTGACGTAGAATTGGCAAATAATGTGGGACTTGATGTTAGTGGTTTTACTACAAATTCTATGCCTATTTATGAATTAAATGGAAGTAAAATATATGATAGACCTATAACTTCTGCTTATAGACAAAGAAATTATGCTGATCCTATTATAGCTTCGTTGTTTAAAAGTTATCAACGAGATGAAGTATATCGCTTTGGTATCGTATTTTACAATAGTAAATTTATAGCTTCTCCAGTGTTATGGATAGGAGATATTAGAATGCCTAATTTAGTCACAGCCCCTCTTCTTACACAATATGGTAGTTACTGGTACTCAAAACCTATAGGCATTAAATTTACGGTAAAGAACTTTCCTATTGATGCGGTATCTTATGAAATAGTAAGATGTGATAGAACAGAAAAAGATAGGACCATTGTATCACAAGGAGTTATCACTCCAATACATAATTATAAAATTGTTGAAACAAGCGATACTGGAGAAATAGGCAGAGGAGAAAGTAATAAAGACACTAATGAGTATAGGCCAATGCCATTTTTACATACTAAACGTAGAGGGTTGGTAATAGAAAGATCTGGAGCAGGTGTAGTTGGAAGAAAAATTGATGAAGAAGATATAACTGATAATTATTGGAGGTTTATATCACCAGAAGTATGTTTTAATGGAGAAAAGACTGAAGCTCTATTTAAAGACAATATATATCTCAGATAGGAAGCCGTTCTTATATCTGATTTCAGTAAACAAGATACAGATCAGCAAGGTACAAATGTGCAAAACTGGGTAGCTATGAATAACTCAGCTTAGCGTTTACCAGAAGGAACATCTCATGTTACTAATAGAAAAAGTACTAAAGTATATAATTCTGGGAATAATGCGTCAGCTTCAGCATCACAAGTATTTGCTATTCATAATGATGACTGGTACTGTGCTTATATATAGAAATTCTATTTTCGAGTAAATTCTAAATTTATAGGAAAGGAACAAAGTATAATAGACGCAAAACTTCCAGCTATAATACCATACAATGCTGTACTAAACGGCGGAGTAAAACCTTATAAAGCTAATATAGGTAACATTACTTATTCTAATTGGACTGCTAGTAATTTTTATGAAGGCGGAAGTAACATAGATGTAATTACTTATGGCCCAGCTGGTCCATGTCTTATATTATAGGTATCAGATGATGATATACTTTCAATCCAACCTATTTCATTTTATCGTGATGAACATGTTAATGATAATTGCCCATTAATTGTAGTTAATGCAAAAAAACCATTAATACCATATAACGGTAATACTTATTCAGCTAGAACTAGTTCTACATATATACCTATAGGGTCATATGGCGATAAGAATAATCCTGTAGTATATGCTTTTGGGGGAGATACTTATATTGGGATTCTAGATTATCCGTCTCAAATGATATTTCAAAGAAATGAAGCTTCTGGTGGTGATTCTTGGTCTGAACGAAAACGTTATTTCGGAGCGTATATTCCATTAGAAAGCACTATCAATTTGAAATTATCTATGGGGCAAATGACTAATAGAACATATAATGGTGCTTCAAATAATGTAGATGCATATTTGCAAATAGAACCTGTTCAATTAGGTACATATCATTCGCAAAGTAAACCTTATTATTTATATAATGACGCATACTCTGCATAGCCTGATGGAAAAATATTTAGTACTAGAGGATTATATGATGAAGCAAATGTAAAATCAGCTAATAGGGTATATGTTTCACAAGCTAAAACTACAAATGAGAATATAGATAATTGGTCTATATTTAAACCTGCTGATTTTATAGATGTAGATTATTAGTATGGAGAGATAACTAATATAAAAGGTATATTCAATAGACTATACTTCTGGTAGAATAATGCATTTGGTATACTATCTGTAAATGAAAGATCACTAATACAAGATAACAATGTAGGACAACTAGTATTAGGTACTGGTGGAGTATTGGATAGATACGATTATTTGAGTACTCTAAATGGTACTAATGTAGTTAATGATAGAAGTATTGTTAACTCTAGTAATAGCATATATTGGTACGATTCTAATAAGAATGAAATATGTAAATCTACAGGAAGTGGAATAAGTATAATATCAAAAGATTGTAACGTGCAGTCTTATATGAATAACATGTATAATCAAAAGACTAAAGGAGCTAATTCATTGTATGATAAGAAATATGATGAAGTATGGTTCAGACTGTATAATAAGTCTTTGATATATAATGAAAAATTAAACGCATTTACATCTTTATATACATTTGATCCAGATTTTACGTTACCTCTTACAGATAAAATTGTAACAACTAAGAATAATGAGTTCTATATCATTAATTCATTAGATATAGAAGGATTTGGTGATACTAGTAAAGACATTAGATTAAAGATAGTAGTAAACAAAGATCCTCAGTATACTAAAGTATTTGATAATATTCAGTTATAGGGAGACTTTATAGATCCAAATAATAAAATACTAACCAATGATATTCTTAATAGTATTAAATTAACTACTAAACACTAGGTAGCTAATAAAGACGGTTAGGATTTAGTATTTGACTATCGTGAAGATACTTATAGATTACCAGTTCCAAGACAGGATTCATTTGAAGAGGATGATAATATGTCATTCCCTGCTAGAATGAGAGGTAAATATATGATATGTGATTATAAATTTAAATCAGATAAGGATTATTCTTTTTAGATGCCTTAGATAACAACTACTTATAGATATTCTAGAATTTAATATGAAAAAGAATACAAAGAAAAGAAAGATATAGATTCCTGCTGCGTAGTTTGGTTTGCCGGTATCTTTAAGTAATATGTAGGAATTACAATCATCAATGGCTAGGGGGACTGCTCCAAATAACCCTAACAATCTTATGATTAAGAATAATCCTGCTAATACAAATATAGGAAATATATCAGAAATAGCTTAGGCAATACCTGGAGCCATAAATACATTGACAAGTCCTTTCTAGACTTCTACTGCTACTACTGGTGGAGAGGCTACTATGCAATCTCTTACTGGTATAGCGGAAGGTGCAGGATCTGGAGCACAACTTGGTATGACTATAGGTGGACCTGTAGGTGGTTTAGTAGGTGGTATTGCTGGTGCAGCAGTTGGTCTTATTGGTAAGAAAGGAAAAGCAGCAGAAATGACTTCGTTTACTGACTTTGATGAAGGTACTTTGGGTACTGGCTTAAGAGGAGCTTTTAGAAATAAGAAACTCAGAAAACGTAGAGCTGCTATAAGATTGAATGCATTTCAAAATAGAGAAGCTGTAGCTGGTACAGAAAGACTAGCTAATGAGTTTAATGAAGATAATACGGAGTTTGATACTGATGTATTTGAATACGGTGGTAAAGTTCCTTCATCATTGGCTTATGTAGATGATGGAGAACTAATATAGACTCCAGATGGTTCAGTAAGTAAAGTACCTGAACAAGGATAGCCTACAGATAGTAATTTAGTAAACTTACCAGAAGGAAGTAGAATATTAAGTAATACTTTGAAAGTGCCTGGTACAAATAAAACCTTTGCAGAATTAGGTGATAAAGTAATGACTAGAAAAAAAAGTAAAGGAAAAGACATATACGCTTAGAATGCAAATATGCTTAATGAGATGAATAATAAATTAATGCATGACAAATTATTTGCTATGCAGGAAAGTATTAAAGCTAAGAAAGGCATTAAGAATAAAACTAAAGAACTAGAAAGTTTTGCTAGAGGAGGTGATAATACTCCAGCTGGATATAATACTGCTGGTTTTATGATAGATCCTAGATTTGCTGGTGAAATCAGTATGGGTGTCAGTGCCCCTACACCAAGAGTTAGAGATACTTGGGGCATGAAAGGTGACGTTACTGCTCCTTGGGATAATTACGGTAGAGTATCAGAAATAGATGCTGGTAACTTGCCAGAAGTTACTATAAATGCTACTAGAAAAGCATCTCCTAAAGTAACCACTACTAACTATACTTCTAGAGTAATACCTAAAACTGCTAAAGTTACTGCTCCAGAGATAATACCTAATCTGGATACTATAGATGAAAGTTTTGATATAGATGCTACTCCAGAAGATATTAGAACTAGAACTATAACGGGTGCAACAGTACAACCTGTAATTACTGCTCCACAAGAGGAACCTGTAATATTAGAAGGGCTAAGCAGTTTGATTAGTGGAGCTGCTTCTTTAGCTCCTATAATGTCTAATCTGTTTACTAGTAGTCCAGAAGCAGTACCTGCTAATTACAACCCGTATGCTACAGCTATTACTAACACTATGGGTAGACGTAGATATAATATTGATCCACTACTCAGAGACATAGAAACTAATAGAAATGTAGCTAATTATGCAGCTAGTCAACAAAGAACTAATACTGGTCAAGATATGGCGTTTAGATTACAGAATGCAATTGCTACCAATAAGGCTATTGCTGCTGCTAGAGCTGCTGAAAGTAATGCAAATAATCAGTATAAAGCGGAATATGCCAACACAATGAATAACTTAGGACAGCAGTGGGTTCAAGCTACTAACTTAGCATCTGAGCTTAATGCTCGTAACAGAGCTACTGCTAGAAATATTCGCAGAACAGGTTTAGGTCAATTAAGTCAGTGGGCTCAAAATAGAGAATTAATGAGCAATCAAAGAAGTAGAGATAATGCTATGCTTAAATTATACGATCCATTTTTGCAAGCTGGTTTTACTTCTGCTGATATGAGTCAATTTAAAAAATGGTTAAATAAGGGAGGAAATAGATAATGACAGCTAATAGATATGATTAGGCTGCTGAAGCCCCTATATTAAACACATACGTTCCTATTAACTTTGGGGAACTATACAGAATAGGAGCTACATAGAAAGCAGCAGTAGATGAAGCAGCTAAACAATTTAGTACAGCATTACAGAAGTTTGGGGAATTTCGTTCCCCATCTGCTGTAGATACACAGAACTGGTATAATTTAACTATTAATAGAAAGGATGTACAGGATGCCATTAGCTAGATAGCCCAGAATCCTGATGCTATGAAAGACGCCTCCTTTAGAGCTAATCTACAGTCTTTAATTAATAGTACCGATTATTCATCTTTGTCCTTACTTAAGGAAAGTGCTGATAATTTAAGAGCTGGATTAGAGATGAGAGCTAAAATGGAAGCTGAAGGTAAATACAAAGAAGGATGGGACGATTCTAATATTCCTCAGTATGATACATTGAGTAACAAAAGAGTATTTAGTGACATTACTCCTGTCAGATACATGACAGCTGATGAACTATCTAATCCTTACTTTAGTAATCTCAAACCTAGTAGTTTAGGTTCAGTATGGAAAGATGGAGTTAAGTACAATAGAGCTGGCATTACATACGACACACTATATGACATAGCTAATGCTAGATTTAATGATTTAGTAAGTACACCTCAAGGGCAGAAATATTATAAAGAAGCTTTGCAAGCTACTGGTGGTAATGAAGCTGCTGCTAGAGAGGCGTTTGTAGGAATGATTGCAGATTCACAAAGAGATAGAATAGTAAACCAAGATACTGTCGATCCATTGTGGTTAATACAAGCTAAGCATGCTGCAAGCAGAACTGGTAAAGATGAAATAATTAGACCTAATCCTACCAGATTAGACTTTTTAAATGAATCTATTACCAGAAGCGTGCAATCTAGAATTGGTTCTAGATTTGATCAATATAGAAACTATATAGAAGGATTGATAAGTAAATATCCAAATACTAAAATAGCTCAAGATGCTAAGAAAGGGGTTCAGAACATTGATAATATGATGAGCTCGTACATGCAACTTAATCAAGCTGCAATGCAGTATTCCAATGCATATAGAGCTACTGGTAATGATAATGATTTGATAGTAGCTAGAAGTGCGTCAGATGCAGCTGATAGATTACAAGCTCAAATGATCGGTCTTGCTAATAAACATGTACTTAGAGATGAATTTCAAAAAGTATCCGGCTTCTCTCCTATATCTGTAAGCGGTAATAAAGAGTATTCTAAACAAGGTTACTTAAAAGGTGTAAACTCGGCTTTGGATATGATTAAAGGTAATGTTAGCTTACTTGAGAGTGATGATTTATTAACTGGTATAGGCGGTTCACAACAAGAAGTAAAAGATGAAAATGGTACTACTAAGAATGTATACCAATTTAATGATTCTAGAGGTTTCCTATTACCTGAAACAGTATTTCAAATTGCTTCTGAAACCACTCCTAGAAAAGCAGAAAGAGTAGCGGGTATTGGTAGAGATACAAGCTTCCCATTGAAGGAAGTACTAGAATCTGGTAATTTAGCAGATGTACAGTTCCTACCTGAAGGAAAAATGGTAAAAGTAGGACCAGGCACGTTTGCTTTATCTGGTAAAATAAGAATTCCAAAGGAAACTATAGAACAAACTTTAGGTACTGGTTTATGGAGTGATAAAGGTCTAACAAGAGGATTTGCAGATAACTTAGTAGCTCCGTTTGGTAGACAAAGTACTAGAACTGCTTTAAAGGATTTATATAAAGCAGCTGAGGTTACAGAGGTAGTTGGAGAAGATGGACACGAATATTTTGAAATGAATATATTCAAAACACTACCAAATACTAACAATGCCCCAGAATTTTGGCAAAGAGTAAATCAAAGATGGCAAGGTGGTTCACCTACAGGTATAGGCGGTACTACTCAAGCTAAGGAAGAATATGGAACTTCTGCATTACAAACATTAGGAATGTATAATTGATAATTATGAAGAGAAAAGTATACGATACATCATTAATAGATAGTATAAGATAGAGAACAGCTTTATATGATGCTTACTAGGCTCCTAAAGCTAATATAGAAGAATATTTCCATACTATGGAGAACCCCTCTTATGAGGGGGCTCCTGATGATTATGGAGTTACAGATTGGGTATCTAATGCTTTTAATGATTGGAATCTTAAAAGAAATGAAGCTATTAGAGATAGTGCATTAGGTGATTATGTAATGGCTGATTAGGATTATAATACAATTCTAAATGCTAAAAATTATATTCAAGCTGTACGTAATATTAATGCCATACTTCCACAATTAAGACAAGACCCTAATAACCAAGACTTAAAACAGTAGGTAAAACAATTATCAGATACTATTCTTAATAACAAAGAAGCATACGATAATATCTTAAATGATAAATTAAATGATTCTTCTTTGAATACAAAGCTGAAAACTGATTTCATTAATGGAAATTGGAATTCAGCTTTAAGTGAAATAGATCGTTAGACAACTGAACAAATAGATAAAGCAACAGGATCTTATGCAGATCCTAATACTTTGTATGCTAAAAAGAGTTCTGCCTTATTCTATGCTGATGTTGCTCAAAATACTGCTGATAAATACAATAGTAAATTAACATCTGATTACTATCGTAGAAAGTCACAACAACCAGGTATGGATCTTACTGATATAGATACTTATTTGTTTAAATTGCCAGGTTTATTAGGTTCTTCAGCAGCTACTATTACTAATGATATACTTACTACTGGAACTACATATGCTACTACATCTATAGGTTCTAGTTTTGGTCCTATTGGAGCAGCAGCTGGTATGATTGCTGGAGCAGGAGTATCTGTATTAGGTAATCTATTAAGTAGAGAAAGAGAATCTAAAGGAGAAGTATACAGTAACTATAAATCTGCTGTACTTAATCAGATTAATAAAAGTGGTATTTCTAAACAGTTATTAAAGGATGCCAAAGCAGAAATGCAAAGAATGGGTTCTTATACTCAAGAATAGATTGATAATGATGATTACGTATACGATCAATTACTTACTAATCAAGTAAAAGTAAACAATGTTAAGTTCGATAAAATACGTCTTAACAATTTTGAAGGTATGAAATCACTTTATACCGACAATATGGCTTTATCTACTTGGGATGCTACTCAAACTATGTTAGAAGTTGTACCACTGGGTAAAATGGCTAAGAGTGTAAGAGGATTAAAAACTTTAGCAAATAAGTACGATAAAGGCAAAGGTTTCCTAAAGGGTAAATTAGCCGAACGTATAGACGATATAACCAGCTTTGGTATAGATAGTGTAGATAAACTGCCTAAAAAGACTAAGAGAAAAGCAATATTAGATTTAGGTGGTAGAATTCTCATATCTTCTGCTATGGAAGGAGCTGAAGAAGGAACTCAATATATGAAAGGTTAGGACTATATTAATAGACACTTTGAAGAAGATCCTAATCTAGCTAAGAGTTTTATTAAAAATATTGGTTCTGGAGCAAGGTCTATATTTGCTGCAATTACTCCTTGGGATTCAGTATATTCTGATGATGCTGAATTCTTAGAGAATTTTAAAGGTGGTGCATTACTTGGTGGTCTAATGACTGGTGGAATAGGTGCTGCTACCACTTACTTACAAACTAGAGACCAATTACAGGCTGATGAATTGCTATCAGCTTTGTATGCTGAAAAACTAGATCAAAAAGATAGAGTAAGAAAAGACATTGCATATGCAGAAATGGCTGCTAATAATAAGTGGGATAACTTGATGCAGTCATTTGACAATCTTCAATCTGCTAATATTGATGGTCTTACTCAAGAAGATATAGAAACTGAAAGAAATAATGCTAATAGAGTAAAGAATATAGCTACATCTGAGTCAGCGTTAAAGTAGGCTGAAGCATTAGGCATAGAACCAAATACTGAGGATTACAATATACTCATAGCTTTAAAAGATCATTACGATAAGCTAGTTGAAGAAGCAGATCAAAATTTTGTAGCATCTTCTAATAAGATGCAAAGTTTGCTGAACGGAGAAGAGGTAAATAAGCAAATCGAGAAAGTAATATCTAAATTATCTGATGAACAACGTTCTCAAATATCTGTAGAAGATATAAGAAATGCTATTTCTCTTTATTCTGAATTAGAAGTATATAATAGACTTATAAATGATTATGAGTAGAATAGTACTAAACTCAATGATCTTGAAAAGAATACTGGTCTACGTACATCTAAAGCAGATGTAATTCATTTCAGAAATCTATTAAATACTGATAAGAAGACATTAGAAAACAGTTATGATAAACTTAAGAAAGTATTAAGTGAATATAATTTAACTGAATCTGATTTTTAGGTTCCATCTATACATCAGGATTTAGCTGATGCTCAGGAATAGTTAATTCTTTCTGGTCTAGATCAAGCTAGAGCACGTGAAGAAAATAACTTGATGTCTTCTGACGATAAGAAGTCTATAATGGCTAAAATAAATAAATGGAAGAACTCTGAAGCTAAAGAAGATGATTTTGTTCAAGATATAGAAGACTTGTATTCTGGTAGAACATAGGAGAAAGTAGCAGAAGAAGGAGAAGAAGTTACTCCAGAACCTTTAAAACAAGAACCAGCTCCTGTTCAAGAGTAGGAAAAACCACAGGAAGATGAGGGTGTAAAGTCAGCTAGACAGAATGCTAAAGAAATTCAGAACGAATTCTTTACTACTGAAAGAGATAGCCGTGGAAACAGTAAAGTAGTATTGAATACAAATAATGAATTTGGTCAAGCTTACAAGCAAGCTAGTGATGCTTTGCGTGAGTCATTTATATCTCAACATCCTAATGTAAAGAATTATTCTGAGTATGTTGCTGCTTCACAAATGGATAGAGCAGAAGGACAGGAAGCTGAAAGATGGTAGGAAATATACGATCTTAGAAATCAATTAGAAGAAGAAGTATATAACAACGGTAATTCTGATAAAGCTAAACAGTTAGTAAGTCAGTTGAAAGAATCAATAGAAAATAAAATTGACTCTAATTTATTAAAAGAAGCTTATAATGATTTTGTTAGTTCAGGAGAGTGGAAAATATCACAGAACTTACAAAATAGAGAAAAAGCTAGAGCTGAAGAATTGAAACTTCTTGCTCAAGAAGCTAGAGAGGAAATAGCTTAGAGAGAGCAATAGAACATACAGACTAAATAGAAAGAAGCTCAAAAGCCTGCTACTGTTCCTAGTGAGACTGCTACTCCTGTATCTCCAGTTGAAGAAGCTACTAAGACAGAACCTTTATCTATAGAAGATGTACCAACTCTTAGTGATATACTTGGAGGATGGCTTGGTGATGAGGCTAAGCAAGCTTTAGAAACTCCAACTCAAGTTTCAGAAGAGCCAGTTCAAACGCCAGAAGAAACACAAACATCAGAACCTAGATAGTTAGAAGAGCTCACATATGATTCTAGACTGGATCCATATTCTCATGAGTTAAATTACAGACTTACTGAATCTAAATAGAATGAATAGGGTCAATGGATTAGGACTTCTAAAAAATTCCAAGGTATGGAACAATACCTTAATAATGAGGAATTTGCAGAAGTTACAGGTCAACCTGACTTTATTAAAGAAGTAACTAAGAATGGAGTACGTATAGTAGTAAGACCATATACTAAAGATGATGGTACTACTACAGATGCTATATACGCTTTATTTAATTACAAAGGTAAAGAATACATTGCTAGTATTAAGACAATAGAAGGGCTGTATGCTAGAGGAAATAGAGCTTTTAACAGACTACCTTTTAATGACCAATAGCTAATTGTAAATAATCTTAGTGCTTTACGTAATAAAGTTCTAGAACTTAATAAACAAGTACAAGCTAATCCTAACTTAGAAATAGTTCCTACTACCATTAGAAAAACAAATGGTAAGATTGTAAATCTTAAGAATGAAGATGGTAGTCCTAAAAATAGAAAACTTACAGATTCTTCTTGGTTAACCATTAAAGATCCGTACTAGATTAATCCTGAAAATACTCAAGTAGGCATTACTACAGGTAGTTTAGGTGGTAGTGTAATCAGATTTAAAAACCAAGTAATATCAGCTAAGGGTTTCCCTATGGGTAAGCCAGTATGGATGATTAAGACTTCTAGAGATGATGGCAGTACATCATAGATAGGAGTTGTTCTTAATTACGATAACTTTAAAGATAAACCTGAAGTAGCAGATTTAATTATTGATTTAGTTACTTCTAAGGATCAATTCTATACTGATAAAAATGGAGTTGTTACTAATATTACTCCATAGAATGTATTACAGTTCTTAGTGAACTTTGGCCCTCAAACAGCCACTAATCCTAATGATACTAGATTATCTCCTGAACAAGTAAGAGCTAGAATGAACAAACAATTCTATTTAGCAGAGGATAATCAGTTAGTAGTAGGTCAATAGGTGTACAACTTAAATGATATAAATACTGTACCTGAGATTAGAGAAAGACTGAAAAAATATATAATGGATAATTTCCATTGGAATATAGATGAAACTGGTCTAAGCTCTAATTATTTGGGAGGTGATTTACAATCTCAAGTAAAAGATCCTAAATTGTATCCTTTAGCTTTATTCTTGAAGAACAATAATGTAGATAAGATTACTCTAATACCCAATGTTTTAGAATTTACTAACAAAGATTTCGGTATTATTAAAGATAGTAAAGGCAACAAATAGGTAGATTCTAGCTATCCTAATGGCATCAGTGTACTTGGTTGGTACATAAAGCAAGGTATTTTACTTACTGATATAGCAGATACTATGCAAGATGCTAACATATACATTGATGATGTTATGTTAGTGGATAAAAATGCAGAAAGTAAAGTAGAGCAATCACAACAAAAAGTTCAAGAAGAAACTAAAATGGGCAGTATTACCCTACCTGATGAAACTGGTAAATAGACTACTATTGATTTGGATGAAATATTTTCTATATTGGACGGTAAAGGTAGAAAAGGCCCTAATATGGAAGTATCTGAAGAAGAAGTATCTAGACTAGCCATTAATGAGGAGGATAGAATGGATCCAAAATAGGCTAAAGAATGGATATAGTCTACTTTGGGTATTACTCCTGAAATAGTATCATCCATAATAGATGTTACAGAAGCTGGTAATTTAGTAGTAGGTAGAGTAACAGAGGACTCCATAAAGATCTCGGAGTAGGCTCCAGAAGGTGTTCAATATCATGAAGCATGGCACAGAGTATCACAGTTATTAATTGATCCTAAACACAGAGATAAGATATATAAGAAGTATAGAGAACAAGGTCTAAATGATAAACAGATTGATGAAAAATTAGCTGACCAGTTTAAAGACTTTATGTTAACTGAATCAGGTAATTATAGATTTGATACTAAGAACTGGTTTAGAAGAATATACGACTTTATCAAATTATGGATTAGAACTGGTCAATATGGATTAGCTAAAGTATACTCAGCGATCAATAGAGGTAAGTATTATGGTTTGAAACCTAATGCTGAAAATGTAGATAGATTCAGAGAAATATACAAAGGTGATGGAGCTAATATGGAAGTATCTGGATATAAATTTAAACATATTCAGACAGTTAAACAATTGAATGACATTGTAAATAGTTTAACTTATGCTTTCTTCCAAGTATCATTTGCAGATGGTAAGACTATTAATTACTCTGACTTATCTAAGGAAGCTCCTAAATTTGATAGACTTAAACTTATACTTCAAGCTCAAGCTTACAAGTATCCATCTGATATAATCAATGAAGTAGTAGACAAATTTGACTCTATTATACTTCCTATGCTTACTACTAAACTAAAGCAATTAGGAATTAGATCAATAGATAGAAATGAAAGTGATACTTTAGCTAATATAGAAGAAGGAGCCGAAGGAGTAAACATAGGCCAGCATACAATAGAGGGTATGAACATCTCTATTAGAGATAATGCTCCTGCTGAAGTAAAGTTCTTCTTTCAAACTATACCTGTATATGAAATAGGGAAAGATGGTACTCCGCAAACTAAGTTTGATGAATATACTCATTTTCCTAGTTTTGTAGATCCAAATATAGCTTGGACAAACATATTGAAAGATTTATCTGGGTGCAGAACTATATCTAATATTATTGATAGAGTGCAATTCTTTGCTAAGAATGGTAATACATTCTATCAAGCATTATTGCTTAGACTAACTACTCTGGTAAAGAACTCTTTGAGTGAAGATGTAAATGTAGCTACACAAGCTGAAGCTATGCTTACTAAGATAGAAACTGTAATTACTTCTGACATTAATAACTATATAACAGTAAAGATTAGTGAAGATGCAGATACTGGCCTTACGAAGATGGAATTAAAAGACAATACAGTAGATGTAAAAGCAGCTAACTATCCTAAAGTATGGTCGCAGCACTTCTTTAATAATGCTGGCATATATAGATATAATGAAACAGGTGCTATTGTTGCTACAGATAATGCTAAACAAACCTTACGAGTTATAATAGACAATTTTAATAGAATTAGAAATGCTTTTACCAACAATAAAGGTATATTAAAAGTAGGTGATAACAATGTAGATTTGCATATAGCAGCTAACCAAGAGTATCTAAAGGATGTAATTGTTCGTATGTTAAATTCTGTAGGTGTAGGTATAGATAAGCCAACGCTTAATAGAATGTTAATGTCTGGAGATTATGGTAATCCTAGATCAGACCAATATACATTACTAAATTCTTTCTTAGTAAATAGAATTAAATTTGGTGGTATTCCTAGATTAATAGAAACATTAGATAGTATCAAAAATTCTATTAATAAAGATAATACTATTAAAGATATAGAGAGCCCAGAAGGAGTGATACAACCTACTTAGGTATGGAATACACAAGGTTTTGTTAAGGAAATAGCAAATTACTATGCTTATCAACATGCTACAGATAAGAGTCTAAGTAGCTATGGTCCAGATGGCAATAGCTATTATATGGTATCTTAGAATAACTTTGCAAAAGATAGACTTAATGAAATAGTAAATGATAAGGATACTTTTGATAATCTAAATGCTGTAGTATACAATGGCAACTCTATTATTCTAAATGCAGTTAAAAGAGGTAATAAAGATCTATCTATAGAAACTCTAATAAACTTCAAAGATACCACATCACAAGATGTAGGTAGAGATTACTTTGGTATTACTGATAGAGAAGATTATATTGCTAAAATGGTAGCTGTATTTAACGATAGAATAATATTCCCTACAGTAGCAGATAAAAAGACATACCATTTCATTAGAGGAATTAAGTTGCCTCATGAAAGAATAAAGTTCAATACCACTCCTCAAGGTGCTTATATCCAATATGGGGAGCAAAGTATGGATACTTTACTGGGATATTGTTATGATGAATTGAATCAAATAGAATTGTGTTTAAGACAGATAGATGATGATCCAACTCATTATGATGAGGAAACAGGATTACATTACAACGAAGATGGTACTATCAATAATGATTGGTTAGAACCTACCAGAAGAATAAAGAATTTCCATACGCCAAATAAAGTAAGTTGGAAGGATAAGAATGGTAAGAAGCATACTAAGAAATTAGAAGGAAATGGCGCTAGATTCTTATTGTTAACCGGTATTAGAACATCTAAAGGCTTTGTTAGCTTCAATGATCCTATGAAATCAGCTAAAGAAAATCTTTAGACAGCTAAAGATTACTTCTTTAACTTATCTAAAGATACGCAGAAAGCATTTTTAAGCTCTTTGATCAATGAACGTGTTAAACAGGAGATAGCTACAGCTAAAGAGTTAGGCTTGATTGAAGGCAATGAAAATAATGATATTTGGAGTTTGCGTAATAAGCTGCTTGATGATGTTGAATTGAACAATAGAAAGGCATTTTATAGTCAACTTGATCCAACTAATGCTGAAGGATACGCTATATTTGACATGTTAGCTGATTATACAATTAATAGTATAATATCTATTAATGAAGTAGAAAAGTTATTCAGTGGAGCTCCTGCTTACTATAAAGTAAAGTATGATCAATATGGTCCTGTAGATGTGTCTATTGATAAAATCAAACGTCTTGGTTCTCTTACTTCTACTGGTTTGAATAACAGACTAGATTTCTTTAATGATCCTATTAGAGATGAATATGTAGTTGCTGAATTAAAAGACCATGAAATAATGGACAAGCAATACTACATCTATGAAGGATTATTTACTAGAGGTAATATTAAGGAAACTATTCAAGAATTAGAAGGTGAAGATGCTTGGAATCAGGTAAAAGATTTAAGTATTCAAGAGATTGAAAAGATCTATCCTGAATCAGTCAAGATAGCTAAACAAGCTGCTAAAGTAGAAGTAGAAGGTTACAAAGAAGGTATAAATGTAGCGGATGCTGCTGTATATATTAGCCCTAATATGACTAGAGATCTACTTAGAATGCGTGGGGTATGGTCTCCTGAAATAAAGAAAGCATTTGAAATCCTTACTAATGAAGATACAGCTAATCTATGGGATTCAGATCCTAAACTGTATGCAGAAGCTAATAAGGTTATTCTAAATGCTATGAAGTATATGGCATTTGGTACTAGATTCAACGAAATACCGGGATTAGGTATACCTTATTTTAATAAGATGGCTCTATTCCCATTATTCAAGAGTATAGCTACAGGTGACATTAAAGCATTGTATGACAGGATGGTAGACCCAAGTAAACCAGTAGATATGGTTCTATTTGATTCTGCTGTTAAAGCTGGTTCTAGATCTCCTATGAAGTTCTATAGAGTAGCTAAAGATAGTGAAATAGAACTAAGAGATGGTCAAACTGTTCTTAGTGCTAAAGTTACTGATGAGTTAATTAACGAAGAAGGAAATACTCTAAATGACTTTAATAACTTAGTTACTTATACTCAGAAGTTTAAGTACTTAAGACAACAGTTAGAGACTAATCCACATACTCATGAAGAATAGATGGCTGGTACTTAGTTTATGAAAGTAAATCTATCTAATCTACGTATGGATGATTTATATGGTATTGAAGGTCAACAGGTAACTGGTAGACAAATTAAGGATACTATTATGAATGCTTTGAATAAATTATCTGATATGGGTGTTAAAGACTTAGAAGATGAATTATTCAACAAAGACGGTAGTGTAAATGTAACCAAATTAGCTAAAATGTTAGAAGATGATGCTAGAGAATCTGATGCTAACGATAATGTATTATCTGGTCTCAAAACAGCTAATAATAAATTTATAATGCCTTTGTCTTCTTTATCAGATAATAAGTGGTTAGAAAGTAGATTTATCTCTATGATCAATAAGTAGGTTATTGATGTTCATATACCTGGTGGAGCATTTATCCAAAGATCTACTTTAGGTCTAGAAGCTACTTCTACTAAGGTAGTAACACCAAATATGATAAATGACGGTAGAGTATTAAAATCTATAAATGAGGAGGGTTCAATGGATTCGGTAGTAAGTATAAACTTATTTAAATACTTTATACCTAATTATGAAAACTTAACATATAGAGAAGCTAGACAGTGGCTTATTGATCATGAAATTATTGGTGATAAAGCTAAAGCTAATGCGATAGGTTATCGTATTCCTACTCAGTCAATTGCATCTATATCTCCATTAAGATTTGTAGACGTGTTCCCTGAAATAATGGGTGATACTATCATGTTGCCAGAAGACTTTACTAAACTTACTGGTTCTGACTTCGATATTGATAAATTGTATGTAGCTAGATTTGCATATAATAAGAATGGTGTCAAGTTTAACAAAGGTAATTCTCTTAAGTATGACGAAGTGCGTAATTCTATAAAGAATGAAATGCTGGAAGCATATTTAAAGGTATTACTTACTAGAGATAATACTAACTCTCTTAAATTGTCTATTGATAATGCTACAGAGAATGTTAAGGAGGTACTTAGAGATATAGAAGGACCTAGTAGTTATCATCCTACTCCATTTGAAGTATATTCACCTACATATCAAGAAGCTAGAAAGGCTGAATATACTGGTGGTAAGGCTGGTATTGGACCTTTTGCCTTGAATAATGCTCATCACATTCTTACTTAGCTTACTAAACTTAGCATGGTTAGAGATGTGTTCACCAATACTCTAAATATATGGAATATAGGTGGTATATACGATACTCCAGTGGCAGGCATGAAGAAAGGTGGTAGAATACTTGACTGGTTATCAGCTATGATCAATGGTTTCGTAGATATTGCTAAAGACCCTTATATTGTAAGATTGAATGTTAATTCATGGACATACAATATGGTTTCTTTCTTGTTACGTACTGGTAAAGGTAAGCAGACATTCTACTTTGTTGCTCAACCCATTCTTAAAGAAATGGCAGAAGCTGTAATAAAGACTAAAGGTAAGTATGGTATAGATAGAACTAAGACTCCTACTCAGTTGGAAAATGAAGCAATTGAATCAGTACTTGATAAATATGATCCTACTAAGAAATATAGGAAAAAATATAAATTTATAAATGGCAATGAAAATTCAAAAGCTAACGAATATCAAGACTTATTTAGCACATATCAGAAAGAAAATGGTGAATATACATCTAGAACAAGAGAGTTACTCAAGCTAAATAAAGAAGAAATAAGTAACTTTAACGAAGAATAGGTTCGTATATATTATGCTTGGAAAGCATTAAAACCATATGCTGATTCATTGGCTAATTTGGTTAAGTATTCTAAAGTAGATACTAAGAAAACTGGTAAGACATTTGCTGAACAACAAACATACTATAATGGTATGTGGGCAATGACAGAGGATGCTAATTTTGCAGATGGTGAAATTGAACGTTTCTATAATGAAACTTTTATTGCTAAAAAGACAGAAAACAGTATTCCGTTTGGTACTTCTATATTCAAGAACTTATTACTTAGAAACACTGATACTTTCTTAAGTAAGAAAGACATAATGTTATCATTACTTGGTAGAAAGAATAATGCTGATTCTAAACTACTTAATGCTCTTATTTCAGGAATGGAAGCTCAAATTAAGAGCGGGTTTTTTAACCAGTTTATATACCAAAATGGTATTGATATTCACAGTATGTTTACTGGAAAAATGTCAATGGCAAAACGTATCAATAACTTTAAATATGAAATACTAAAAGGTAATCCCAAACTAAGTAGATTTTTAAATAATGACGGTACTATAAATAATGACTTTATAAATTATTTGATACCCAATATAGATTATAATGGTTTAGATTTCATTGATACTTCATCTTTACTTGATGCTGATCAATCACAAGCTAATAACTTGATAAACTACTGGAGAGAATTAATAGATGACCCAGAACCTAGAGTAAGCCAATTATTTAAAGATTTAGTAGTATATGCGTTCCTTACTTCAGGGGATAATCCTACTATGAACTCATTCTTCCAATATGTTCCAAATAGTTATAAAATATCAATGGGTTATACTGACTATATATAGACTAAATTAGATGAATTATCTAATGGAGTTGATCAATCTATAGTAAGAGATGACTTATTCTTAAATAACTGGCAAAATGATAAGCTAGTAAGACCAGTAGATCTGTATAACAATAAAGGAGTCAAATTATACTCTATATCGTTAAATGATTAGTCTGTAGTTCCTAATATCATATTAGGAGAAAGGTAGGATAAAACAGATAGACCTGCTATTAGACCTAGTAATTGGTTATCAATGACTTATGTTAATGATAAAGGTAAACTAATAGAAGGTAAATTCCCTATATTCTACCCGTATATTAAGATAAATGATGGCTTAGGGCGTACTCCAGCTAATTATCATGTATACTCTCTTATAGGTTATAAACAAGCAGCTGATCCAGAAACCAGACGTTTAAATTATATACCTATCTATGGATTAGTATCTAAGAAAGGATACAAATACAGAGGACATACTGTAGTAGAATACGGTAAAGAATCTCAATTTGATTTTAATAAAGAAAGTGTATGGGATTACACTGAAGCTTTACAAAATCAGGAAGCATTAGCTGATATGGCAGATGATTATAGCAAACCTAACTGGTAGAATTCTGATATTCATTTGATTACAGATCTTCCTCCATATTAGAATATGAATTATGCTAAAGAGCAATAGGATATGAAATTTGAATGGGATCAGGATGATAAAGATGATAATGAACAAGGTGTAGTACTTAGCGAAGCTGAAGAAAGTAAAGAAGACTCTAAAAATCTTCTTTAGTTAGAGGCTGATCTTTTGTATAAGATGAAGGAATACCTGACCGAATTAAGCAAAGATAATACAGATTTAGCATCTAGTATAGATGATAAAATGGAAGAATTTACTCAATTGTTACGTAAAGAAAATCCAACTACTCCAGAAGAAGTGGAAGGTTTGATTAACAAATTTATATGTAATTTATAATATGAATAAATATTGTCCAAATAAAAATCTTCCCGAATGGAAGGAGTTAGTAAAGGTAGTAGGTGAAAATAAAGCCTACTACCTTTGGGATTAGAATAAAGGTAATAGTTTAGATAAAGCTCCTAATGGAGAGGATTCTAAGCTATTTTCAGACCTTTTAAGCTAGTTTGATAATAATCGTGAACAAGCTATTTTAGCAAAGGCTGAAACCTTTACAGAAGCTTTTAAAACGCAATTATCAGATGAATTATCTAAACAAGTAGATGAAAATGGTGAGCTGTTAATTGAAGCTTACAATAAAAGAAATGAAGTTAAATAGGGTTCTTCTAATACTTTATTGGAATAGTTAGGAGAATTTGCAGATACTGTAGATGTAGTAAACTTCTTTATTAATCACGATGAAGTAAAATCTCAAACTAAAGAACTTCTTAAGAAGTTAAACAAGGTTAATAGACCATTTGTAATATATAAAGGTCATAAAAAAGGAGTTAGAGCCGAAGCTGGAGCCGCCTTATATTTGTATTCAGATGTAATTAATTCTTCATCGGTATAGTTAAACGCCGAAGATGTTGCTCATGAAATGTTACATATTTACTTGCGTAAAGAATATGAAACTAATGAGCAATTTAAAAATTTACTTGACGAATTACAAATTGAATATAGAAAGAAAATAGGGAGTGTGTTATATGGTTTAGGTAAAGATTAGTAGAGTGATGAGTTTTTAAATGAAGTACTATCAAACACAGCATTTCGTGCTCATTTAAAATTAACTGACAGAAGTAAGTTCTAGAGACTGTGGATATTTATAAAAGGTATAATAAATAGGATAATTACTGGCAAAAAATTCATTGTTTATTCTAAATTACCCGAAGATATATCTAATTTGCAAGATTACGCTATGTCTTTACTTGACAAAGTTAATCAGGGAGAAATAAGTATCCATTCAATTGATCATTATGATGAGGAATATAGTGGTGAAACATTCAGTAAATTAGACAATAATCAACAAAAATAGATAGACAAACTATATGACAAGATATAGAAAGGATTAAAAGATAGATTAAATGCCATTAAACATTACAATGTAAAAAATCCTAAAGTATGGAACCAAATATCTACTATCATATCACAATTGTCTAAATCTGAAACTGAACAAGGTATACTACAATTCGTACAGCATGTAAGTGATACTATAGAAGATAGTATTAAATTCTTATCTAAATCAATAGGTGACATTAATGCTAAACAAATTAGACAGCTATCTAATGACTATTTAGGATTCTATAAACCTCTTATTGATTAGATCCAATACGCAGTAGATACTACTGACATATTCAAAGAATTACCAGAGTACCCAACAATAAAGTAGAATATTGCGAATATAGCTTAGCAATTAACTATAGTAAACAATAGATTTACTAATGTACTTAAAGAAAAAGGTTACCAATTCTTACAAGAATACTTGCAATCTAGAGCTGTACCGCAAGATTATATAGATAAAGTATTAGCATGGTTAGACGATCCTAAACATGATACTAATATATTTATGAATTGGTTTGGTATGGCTACTAATAGCGATAATATGGTATTGCAAACTATAGCTAATATGTTATAGAATACTGTCAATAAGACAGATAGAGAAACATTGTAGGTAGGTACTGAATTAGTTAAGTAGCTGAATAAAGTAAAAGAGAAATACGGTAATGACGTTCAAAAATTACTATATGAGAAGTATGACGACGGCACATATACTGGATTAAAGGTTACTCCTATCAATAAAGGGCAATTCAAAAGAGATTAGAAGGAATATCTAAATAATTTATCTAGTAAATTAGGAATACAAAAAGATGAGCATGACCAATACATAATGCCTGATGATGAAGATATTCAAAGAAAATGGTTTGATGGAGTTAATAAATTCTACTCTGATAGAGCTAATAGAAAGTATAAGCCAGAGTATTATTCAACTAGAAATAAAATGCTTTCTATGAAAACTAGGGATGCTATAAATGAGATTAATAACTATATTAATACTATAGTAGATCCTATTACAGTAGATGGAGTAGAATATGATAACTTACTATCAGAATCTGAATATAATTCATTAATTAGTTTACGTAGACAAAAAGCTCTGTTATCTAATAGATATAATCTAGATGGTAGTATAAAAACAGGAGATGATTTAATCATAGCTAATGAGTTGCATTCCTTTAATGAAATAGTTCAATAGCATGTAAAGTATAAAACAGATAAAGAAAGCTATAATAGAGATAGAGCAAAAGTAGTAGCTAAGTATGGTGAAGGATCTACTCAACTACATTTATGGGAATCAAGAAATTTAAAGAAATAGTACACTTAGGAATTCTATGATGAATTAGATAGTTTAGGTAAAGTAGAACAATCTGAAGAATACAAAGAAGCTATAAAGAAACGTAGAGAATTCCAACAGCTATTTAAAGATCCTCGTACTGGTAAAATAGATTCTAATTTAATGTCAGACTCTGAGAAAATGGAACTATTGAAATTAGATTAGGATATTGCTAATCTATATACTTGGACAGAATAGATTGATACTGGGAAAAAATTTAGTGATATAGCTGAAGTAGTTCCAACAGAGCAGTACTATAAAGATAGCTAGAATGCTAGAGAAGCTGGTACAGAAGCTTATAACGATTGGTTTAATAATAATCATTATGAAGACGGTAGAGGTCGTATGCATCCAGCTTCATATTATACAGAATTAAAACCAAAAGATGAGTTATTAGAAAAGTATACAGAGTATGCACCAATAAGTAGATACTCTACTATAGATCAACAATCGGATTGGTTTAATAAGGACTGGGATCCAGCTGGTCCTACTGTATAGCCTAATAAGAAATATTATGACAATACTAAAGCATATAAAGAAATAGTAGATAAACCTGAATTAAAGAAATTATATGACGATTTATCTGATACTATCAATAAGGCTAATAAGTATATATCATTCTTAACATTTGGTGATGATGGTAGAATGCCTCAAATACCTGCAAGATTTATGCAAGTATTGGGTAGAAAAGATAATGTACTAAATGCTTTGAAATACATATTTGATGATGTAGCTGTTACTAGAGTAGACGATACTGATTATGTAGATGATTTTACTACTATGCCTAATGGCGATCCTATTAAAGTAATACCTACAAGATTTATAAATATGCTAGAAGATACCAATGAAATATCAACAGACGCTGTCGCATCTGTAATAGCTTATTATAATATGGCTGCTAATTATAATAATATGGTAGAACAATAGGATGATGTTGAATTATTACTCAATCTTCTAAAGAATATTCAAATTAGAACTAAGAAAGAACTAAAAACAGCAGGTTCAGCTAATGTATATAAACAAGCTTAGCTATTAGTTGATAGAATAATGTATGGTAGAAATAAAACTCCTATTACAGTAAATATATTAGATAAAGAGATAAATATAGGTAAAACATTGGATATAATACGAGGATTCGTTACTAAAGTAAACCTATCAGGTAACTTGTGGTCTATTGGCATTTCTTTCTTTACTGATGCTACCTATACTACTTTAGAAGCCAAAATGGGTAGATTCTTTGATACCAATGACCTTAAATTTGCTTCTAATGAATTTGCTAGACAGTTACCAGATATGATGGCTAATATCGGTAATCCAGTACCTAAAGGTAAATTATCTTATTTGTTACAACTAAATCAAGTAGTAAAGGATAATAAAGAGATATTTGACAGATTGGATCAGAGTTAGGTACTAAGAGCCATAAATCAAAACTTTTGGTTTGCAGGTTATACTTAGTCTGATTATACTGTTAAGAGTCATACAGTTATTAGTATATATCACAGTTATAGATTTGTAGATGGAGAAGGTTTTATGACTAAACAGTAGTATATTAATAAATTTAATTCTAATAGTACTAAATTTGAGCAATTGCCTATAACTTTATATGATGTATTTGTAGAAGATAAAGAAGGTAATATAAAAGTATAGGATAAGTATAAATAGTATGTTAATGATAAGCTATAGAATGAAGTAAGAAATAGAATTAATATACTTACTTAGAGAATTGATGGTACTTTACGAGAAATAGATAAAGCGGCAGTACATGCTAACTCTATAGCTTCTTATATTGTATTACATCGTAACTTTATGATATCTGCACTGCATGATAGATTTAAGAAAAAATAGTTTAATCTTGATTTAGGAGTAGAAGAAGAAGGATATTATAGGTCTACTAGTAAATTCTTAAAAAATGTTATAGGATAGAGACATTTTGCTATGACACAATTATTAGCAGACTATAATAACTTAAAAGATTATGAATAGTATGCTGTTAGAAGAGTTCTAAATGAATTAGTACTTATTGCAGCTTCTACTACTGTAGCTCTTACTATGGCTACTATAGTAGATGGAGATGATGAGTATGATACATGGTTAACCTAGTCTATTACTTACTTAGCAATGCGTTCAGCATTTGAATTTAGAACTATGTATAATCCATTTGAATTTATTTCATTAATTAAGTCTCCTACAGCAGCTTTCAATTGGTTTGACAATGCTTCTAGTTTTATTAATTTATTTAATCCTGCTTCATATGTAGGCGATCGAACTCCTTTTACTATAATAGACAGAGGCCCTTATAAAGGAATGCCGGTTATACTTAAAAATATAATCAAGGTTACCCCGTTTAAGAGTATAATAGAAGCAACAGATCCAAAAGCAAAAAGGAACTATTTATAGAATTAGTTAATGAACTTCTAAAAAGTTTCTATCTAAATTATCAATTCGCTAGATTAACTGTAAAAAAGAAAGGCTGAGTATTAATTTACTCAGCCTATTTTGTTATGAGAGTTCATCACGCTCTTCATAACTATAATAATCTTCTTCTGGCAATTCAGCATTTATAGACTCACCAAATCTATATGTATTTAGAAATAACCTCTGTGCTAATTCTGGAACAGGCACGTTTGCCCAAAATCTATTTATTTCTAATGCTGCACTTACATTATAAGTTTTACCAGTTGATTGAAGATCATGTATATCTTTTTTATACTTAGGGTTACTTAAACAATAAATAGTATAATGCTTATTGTTTATAGTAATATATTTAGTATTATATAAAGAGTCTAACTGTTTAAACTTTCTATATCTATCTAAAGATTCCTTAGTATTAACACTACTATCATATAAAAGAAAGACCTTTTCTTCTAAAAAAGGTCTATTCTTATCAGTAGTATATGCATTTATGTAACCGCTTTCTACAGTTAAATCATTCCATGTAAGATTATCGTCTAATAATGGAACTATATATATACTAACATCATTCAAGTTCTTCAGTACCATTTCCTTCGTAATAACTACGAGTATGCTCCCAATTATTAGTCTGGTAATGATATGAAAGTTCTGATAATGCACTGATAATAGTATCTTTACGAGAGTCTAACTCTGTTTCATTAAACATGTTAAATACTCTTACTTCATAATTACCATTTGTCTGTATAGCTATAATGTATGCTTCACAATCATAATCTGAAATATCAATATCTTGATCTTTCATATACCATGTAATAGCTAACAAATAGTAAGCAATCTGTCTATAATAATCAAATTCTTCTACAGAATGTTTAAAGTTATAGACATCTGATGTTGTTTTTAAGTCAATTAAAATAATCTTCTTATTAACATGATCAAATATACATCTATCAAGTAATGACTTACAAGGTGCATACCAGATCTTATTTTCATCCATTTTAAGACTATCTGTCTTAATAGGAAATGTCCAGTTAATATGAAACTCATTGTGAGATTCTACTCCTGGAGTATCTGTTAACAATTTATTTGCTTTCTTATGTTTCTCAATATTAGACTTAATTGTCTTTAACATATTAAGATCTGCAAATGAAATTGCTTTTTTAGTATTATTCAAGGATTTTGACTTAATATATTCATCATATCTTTGAATAAAGTCTTTAGCTATTGTTAATTTAGAATCATCAGACAATTTATTACTATATGCTTTATTATAAGCATTTAATAATATCTTATCTTCATCTTCTAATGGATCAGTAGCTTTAAATGTAACATACCAATCACAAAATTCTTTTTGCTGTTTTACTTTAGGTACTTCATATTCAAGTATTGTATAATCATTCCAGAATTCATCTGGTTGAAGTATGTATTCATGTATCATAGTACCCTTTTCTAACTGTGGTAATTTTAATCCTTCTTCCTTACCGTCGAGCATATTACGGAAGTATAAAGGACCTTTTTTTAGAAACCAACCTATAGAAGAATTTGATATTCTCGTGTTATCTTCATAATACGGTTTATCAATTATCATTGTTCTTCTTCGTTTTCTTCTTCAGTTTTATGTTTAATTGTTTCAACTAAGAGATTAAAAAGTAAATCTTCTCTAGATTTATCTGATTTTTTCTCTAAATCAAAAACAATAGTTACTATTTTAAGTCTCTCTCTTATCATATAACTGTCAGTTAATATACTACAGTTATGTTGATTAAGATGACCGTATGATATACCATTATGCCAATGCCCAAAGAAATGATGCTTATATTTACCAAAACAGTAATGTTCAAGCTTTTCATTATAGTTTGGATTTTCGTGAGTAATAAGTATATCACAATCAGGTATATTTTCATATGGGCATACATACTCATCATATTCATGCTGAGTATCTTCAAATGCCCATGTTTGCCAGTGTATAGGAGCTATCCATGGAGTTCCATAAAATTTTATTCCTTCATATTCATATAACTCATCAATAAGAAATACTACCTTATCATTAGTAAGTAAAGATATTTTATCCTTAAACTCCTGTAAAGTAGTATCTTTTATTAATCCGTCATATAATTGTCCAATATAAATGTCATGATTTCCTGGTACTACAAATATCTTTTTACACGATAGCTTATCAGCCCATGTAATAAAAGCAGTACTCCACCATGCATCTGATTCATCAGAATTACGTTGAACAAGTAAATCTACTACATCACCAGCAATACATAATACGTCACATTCTGGTACAGAAGGTAATATACCATGTAAATCACTAATTGCACATATTTTCATAATGCAAACTTATTGTTAATTTGTATATTAATACTGCACAAAAAATTAACATTCTTTTAAATGTTTTATTAACTCGTCTACTTGTTTCTGATTATGTACTACATAGAACTTTATATTAGGTTCAAATCTAAACAAGTAGTAGTTAAATAGTTTTTCACGTAAAGGCCATGTATCTGTTTTAAAACCTTTACATTCTATTATAAAATTATTACCAATGAAATCAGGTAAATAAGTTATAGCTCTTATTTTTTTTTCCTGGAATTCAAATTTCGGTAATAACTCAAATCTTTTACATTCATAATCTAAATGAATGTTCGCTTCTTTAAACTTAGTATACGTATATGCTTCTAGTTTAGAACGAAAATTTATATTATCTATTACTACTCTAGTAGCATTTTTTACTTTTTTATTTGTCTAATTTTTCATAATTCCAAATATAATTTTTATATAAATGATTATTTCTAGTGCAAGCTTTTCGTATTCCTCTATCTGGAATACATAAAAAATAAGAAGCTTCTTTAGAACTATTAAATATACGAATTAGTTTATGTTCTTTATCGTAAACAAATATCTTCTTTCCTAATTTTCTTCCTATTTTTGTTGCTCTATTATTATATAATATATTATACTTAGCATCACACCACTCTAGATTATCTAAATTATTATTTAATTTATTTTCATCTACATGATTTATCTGACTATAATTTTTTGGATTATCTAAGAAAGTTTCAGCTACTAGTCTGTGTACAAGAAACTTTTTTTGTATTGATGACTTAGATAAACTTACTACATAATAGCCTGAATTAATTAGCTGTTGTTTAAGTATACTACCTTTATATGTAAAATTAACCTTTTTTCCTTTACATTCCTGTTCGTTCGTAATCACGAATATTTTTCCATATTTCTTCTTTCATATATATGAAACGTAAAAAAGGCCACAATGTTTACTTTTATTTTAACTTTTTAAGTCTTTACTTTTCCCTATTTCTTCTTCTGCCCCATAAATACATTCTTCAAATATTTTTATAACATCTCTATCTATTTGTAGTATTGTATCTGTTAGTTTACACACACCTACAGTAAGCATCACTACTATAATAGTAGTTAATAGGAATGGGATGCAAATTAGATTAGCTATAACTTCTCTAAAATCTTTCCAAAATGTTTTTAATTTATTTTTTAATGTTTTCATAAAGCCATTTCTTAATAGTTTCAAAATCATTTGCTTTAATAGCATCTGATACATCCTTCGCTTTGAACTTTTTGTGGATTAAAAGCCCTTCTAAGCCTGTTTTAAGGCTCATTTTACGAAGATATTTTACGCCAGCTTCGTCCCTATCGAACAATATAATAATACGCTTAAAACGCTTCTTAAGTTGTTCTAATACTTTATCAGGTAAAAAAGTTGACTCTGAAGAAGGAGATATTGCTGATATCCCCATTTCGTATAAACACATGACGTCTTTCATACTCTTTGTTATTATGAGTACATCACCAGTTTTAGGTAACTGTTTAAACCCCTGAATATCATTCTCTGTCAGGTTATTACGCCATTTTGTATATTTATCTGCTAAAGGTCTATAAATTTTAAAATGATTATATACCTTATAAGCATACATAGGATTAGTATCCTTGTAAATACCCTTTACAATACCATTACACAGGTAATATTTAATACTACTTACTCCAAATTTCTTTAAAGTATCAATACTAATATTAAACTGAGACCAGTAATTGATGTCTGTTAGAGTAAAGTCTTGTCTTACTACACCAATTACTGTCTCTGTTGACGGTATGTATTGCTTAGAGCTAACGAGTTGCGTATTATTAGTAATTTTAAGCTTATTAACTATATTATTAAGTATATCTGAATAATTAGTTAAACCGGTAAGTAATGAAACAAACTTAATTACATTACCGCAATCACCTGTACCATGATCTTTAAACATTAATTGTTTAGTAGTTCTACTATAGAAGCATCCAAATGATGGATTTTTATCCTTTCTGAATGGACTGTTATAAATCATGCCTACTTTAAAATTACCAATATATGCTGCATATATATCATATTCTGTTACTTTAGATAATATATAATCTAGAGTAATATTCACTTCATCTTTTATATTTGTAGTGTCGTATAGCATATGATATAGATTTTAATTTGTGGAGTATTGCAGAATCGAACTGCATTTTACCATTAAACTAATACTCCTTTAAAACGTGAGTGCATACTATTCCAAATCTATTATTTTGTCTAAAGACTCACATAGCGGTATGCTACTCACGTATCGCTATATTATGCCTAGCGTGGGCAACTGTTTAAAGACTAAATTAGAAAGGCAAATCGTTACCTGATTCCTGAGTATCTGTAGAAATCATATCTAACGGATTCTCTTCCTTATTTTCTTTGTCTGCTACTACAGGTCGAACAAATAAGTCAATGTTCAACTCAGTAATTTTACTCTTCTGTCCCTCAGGTAAATTCATCGGTTCAATAAAAGTAAACTTACAGTAGTTAGGCAAAGTAGTATAGCCTTTATTATTATAAACTATCTTTACTTTAAGTAAAATATCTTTATTTGCTGCGTTTAGCAAATTAACAACCCAATTTGCAAATTCATTAAATGAAGAACCTGCGAAAACAAGTACTTCTTTAGGATAGAAACATCCTAAAATCTGTAGAATACGCTTTACTTGTCTGGTAGCTCTAGCTTGATAATCCTCTTCGGACTCATTAGGTTTCTTAGTAGATTCCCATTCAGTATGAGTCATGGTCTGTTCATCTTTCTCAAACTTAAATTCGATAAAGATGTTTCCATTAATGGATTTATCAACTCTAGCACTAACAAATTTCACATTTTCGTGAATACCTGCTTCTAAGTACTTATTTTTACTCTCTTGTATCTGGTTTGCTAATTCTGTACTATAAATCATAATTCTAATTCTTTAAACTGATATAAAATACTGTTAAAGTTATTCTGGTAAATATATTTTGTCCCAATAAACTTTAATATTGTTATTTTCATCGCTTTCTGCAATAACAATATTCTTACCTCTCAGATGTGGTGCCCTTGCTTCTCTTACAGAGTTATCTCCTCCTTCAAAAGAAATATGAGTTTCATTTTTCTTTCTATATACATAGCCTACTGCATCAGCTTCGCCACATATAATATTAGCAAGTTTGCCAACTAAATCTAGAGACATCTCAGATAATTCTTCACCTTCTTTATTAATCATCTTATCCTTAAGATGACCAATTAAGATAAAGTTATCACAAAGATCTCTAAACATGTCTATAACTTTTCTTACAGCTTGCTGTAAATACATGTATCCAGAACCATTAGGTAAGGTTCTAACGTCATTACCTGAGTAGTTCTTTCCCATAGGTGTTTGACGATACAACGTAGCTGCATAGCTTAGACATATTTCCTCGAGTCGAGATGCATTATCGAGAGTAATATACTTATATGGTTTCTTCCCTGTTGACTTAATTTCTTCTCTAATGGCATTTGCAATATCTCCTAAATCTTTTACAGACCTAGCTTGTACTGCTAATGCTTCAAGGAATTCAGATCCTCCTTCTAAGTCAACAATTAAGTTATTATCTAGTTTGGAAGCTAAAGTAGTCTTACCAGCCTTAGGCTTGCCAAAAATTATTAAAAATCTTGGATTTTCTACTTTAGCTTTTACTTTCTCTTTTGGTAATACAATCATAAAAAAGCTTTATTTTTGTATCCTTACTGAAAGTTTTTGGTAATCACTGATAATACGGACAAATTTTAATATTTTTTAAAATAAACCACGATTCTTAATCTTAATCGTGATGTCAATGATAGTCTTTTTAGTTTTTGATTTCAAGTGGTTCAATGAACCAGTTGCAATCGGAATAATTTCATAACCAATCTGTACGAAATTATCGAAAATCTTAATCGGTGTACCGAATTCATCTTCAAAGTCATAATCCTTCTTAAACGGATAATTCTTCTTTGCGTAGATATCAAGTGCATTCATTGCGCTGAAGAACTCTTTCTCCAAATCAAAGTTAATACTACCGTCAGCAAAACACTTAAACGGACAGTTTGCACATTCTTCTGGCATCCAGCCAATATTGTGAGTCTTACTTAAACCTAGAGTAATATAGTCACCAGCTCCAGCGTATTCTACACCAAAATCACATTTAGGATAGTCATAGTTGCTTTCTACTGTCAACCAGGGATAAGCATTAATAACTCGTTTCATCAACTTTTCTTTATAGATATCTGCACTATTGTTGTTTTTCGGTAACTTAAAAGTATATGTTTTCATAATTTTCAGCCTTTTTTAATTGTTATTACTAAACGAAATCTTCCTTGCTGGTTCTTCTTCTCGTATAGTCTCAATTAAATTATTGTATTTCAAATCATTATCAAACTCTAATATTGTACACTCTCCTGCATCTCTATTTTTAAGAATATGTAGGTAGACTTTGTTTTTTACTAGTAAACGATTTGGTCCATACTGTTGTATATTGAGTAATTCTGGTCTGTGAATACATATGACATAATCAGACGCATGAAATATAGTATCAGCAGAGGAGATGTCACTACGCATTGGATAATGCATAGAAGGGTTGTTAATTCTTTCAGGATTTTCTATATTCCGATTCATCTGTGATAACTGAATTATAGTAGTATTAGGTAATTTCTTTACCTTAATAAACAGTTTCTGTAATTCGGAAATAACTTGCAAGGCACTTTCACGATTTTGACCTTCAACAAGAAGAGTATGATCAAGTATAATCACAAATTTCTTGTCTTTAGCTTTAGTTTCATAGAAGTAATTAATAGTAGAAGCTATATCTTCAACAGTACCAGGAGTATCTACATAATATATAGGATACGACTTTATTTGTTGAGAAGTTTGTTCAACTCTATCTAATAAATCATCTGTTAATTCATTATTAGCACTATATAGCTCAGCAGTAGTTTGCCTTAACTTACTGCTTATTTTTCTACCTACTTGCCTAGAACTTAACATTTCAAATGAAAAATTAAGTACTATAACATCCTGATTAGAATTTAAATCTATTAAATCAGTTTCAAGTGTATTCACAAATGAAGATTTACCACTACCAGATATACCTACTATAGTATATATCGTATTTGGTTCAATTCCTCCCATACAGGATTTATTAAACTTATTCCATCTTGTTCTTAAAGATTGAATTTCGTGGTTCTTTCTTTTACGAATATATTCTACTGCTTCATTTGTTGCAGTAGATATATGACGAAATGATAGTGTTTTAGATGACATCTGTTCCATAATTATAAGTATTAGGTTGATAATCATCTAATTTCATTTGTTCCTCAAAGGTTTCCCACTCATGTTGAGTGAGCCATTTCCACATAGTTTTCATATAACCCATCTTGCCTGTACGCATTTTATCATCTATTTCATATCTTAGACAATCCATAATGTGTTCATGCATTGCTTTAGATTTACCTACGATGCGGTTATACTCTTTTCTACATTTGTTTACATTAGCTCTTAAGAAACCTTTAGTTCCATCAGGGCGTATAACATAAACTGGAAATTGGTCATAGAAAGTATCAAACATAGTTTTATCTTCTTTAAGAAGTTCATCTAGTTTTGATGTCTTACTTATGACTTGGTTATCAGTACTATTATTAATACTAATTAAACCTTGATTAGCTAACTCTTGTATTTCTTCTTCATTAACTAGGCTGAGAAGTTTCTGAATGTCTTGATTGATTACTTTGATATCACTCAATACAAGTGTTAGGAATACTAATTGATTAATAGATATGTTTGGTATTCTATCTAAGATAGAAGTGTCTATTTCTAAAATCATATTCTCATATATTATATGAGCATATAGTTCTTTGAAATTTATTTGGTAGCCTTTGTTAATCCCATAGGCTCAATTGTAATGGTTTTAATTCTCTGATTATCTTATAGGCTTCATATATATAATACCTATAATTAATCTTTCGTTCTTCAATTGGTTTATCATCAAATTTATTTAAAAGAGTAACACCAGATGCCGTTAGCATATTCTGATACTGTCTTGCAGAAGCCTTATATTTATGTTCTCCTACATATGGCTCAGTGTATGTTATAATTTCACCTTCTTTGTGCCCAGTATCTTTCCATTTCCATAAGTATCCACCATTAGTAGATGCGTAGAAACGATTAGTTCGCTGTTGTTCTTGGTTCATGTATTCAACATGCCATTGTTTACCAGTTTTCTCAGACATTAAGAATTTACGTATATCCGTACATCCTTTTATAGTATCTTCTACTGGTATACCATCTACAAAGTACTTTATGATAGCTTCAGGTATTATCTTTGCAGATAATCCTTTACCTAATAGTACTTTAGTAATAAACATACCTTTTGTTTTAATTAAATCAGGATTTTTAGTTTCTTTATATCCTTCTTTAACTGCAATATAGTCATTAATTGCATATTGATACATAGCTTCAAAACGGTCCTCTTCTAGAGTAAGTCTAGTAAGTTGTTCCCATTCTCGACAAACCTTGTTGTAATTACTATAGTTATCTTTTTTACAAATTAAGAAAAGTCCATCAGTATTAGCTTGTACTATTCTACATCCTATTTGGACTAATTTTTCAGCTAACATTAAAAGTAAAAGTTGACCATTGATTCTACATTTTTATTCTATATAAGACGCAACTCTTATATACGTTCTCTTATGAACTGCTATATGTTACCATATAGATTAGACTATATCTTCTCCTTTTACTTTAAGCAGCAGTCAGGAGTTCCCCATTTCCATTACCATTGGCTTGTAATGTACTCTCTTTCGAGATAGTCGTTGAACTTTTTATATAATTATTGTATATAGATTTAACTTTATTAATAAAATCTTCTTTAGAAAATTTATTTTTCATAATATTACACATTTTGCAGCAAGGAACGCAATTTTCTTTAAAATATCCTTTAGTGGCGTCTATTCTATCAATACCTGTAATTTTCTCATATGTATCTTTATAGCTTGCTGTTTTTGTTATATTTGGAGATTCTCCACAATATACGCATGATTGAGTAATTATGTTTTTAAATTCCTCTTCTGATAAATTCCATTCTATGTTTCTTTGTTTAGCATTGTTTTTATAATGTACAAATACGTTATAAAGTAATGTATTTAAACATTTACCATGTCTATTGTGAATACAATTTCTGCACTTTAAATTCTCAAAGTTATGGATACAATCTTTTTTTCTAGAGAATATTTCTCCACATTCTTTACATTGAATTAAATAATATAAATGAGCTCTGTTATTTTTCTCATAACGTTCCTCATCAAATTTAATTATTTTGAATTTATCGTTTTCTAGTTCTAAAGTTTTATCTGTTAATTTCATAATTATATAACTTAGCTACTGATTGTCCTTTTGTATTAAAAACGTATAATATTAAAGGATGTTCCAGTAATTAAAGGAATTTTTTTCTATATATTTCTATATAGGAAGACCTGGAATTGATCTTCATAACAGCCTCAGGGCTGTAACAGAAATTATGTTCATTTTGTAAGTTGCCTGATAACATTGTTGTTATCGTTAAGCTTTTTATCTTAACTTCTTATACTTATTATTAATATAAGATCCGCATATATTTTCATCTGTTCTAGATGTGAACCACTCTTGGAAATATTTTTGCTACTATAACGCTCAATTTCTATGCTGTACAGTGACTAACAGTTATTAGTTTACCTCGGTATTATCATTCCAGACTTCTACCGATTTTGGTTCATTCTTATCATCCATCCCTGGATGTAAGGGCTTATTTAAAAAATATAATCCTTTATATTGAGTTTTATTTTTTATTGCTTTATTTATATTACAAGAAGATAAAAAACAAATAGGTTTTCCCATTCTTTGTGTAGAAAATCTTGATTTTATTGGTAGATTTAAAGTGACAGATAACTCTTCTAAATCTTTAGAAGATCTAAAAACATCTATAAAATTCATATCAGAATCATATACAAATACATTTAGACTTTTATTTCTTATTGTATTTTTACATTTACTTCTATCAGAAAGTCTATGCTTTACTTTTAAATGATCTGTAGATTCATAATGTTTTCCTTTATTCCAAGGAATTGCTTCTATGTATGATTTAATTCTCACTTTATATTTATCAGGTATATCTTTAAAAACAATTAATTGTTTTTTATATTTGTTATACCATTCCAAACATTCTTTATAAAATTGCTTTTTGCTTTCTATTTGTTTATTTATTGTTTCCTCTGTATTACATAATGCTGTAGCTATGGGATTTATGTTATAGCTATTCTCTTTAGTACAGGTGTTTAGATATATTTGTTCTCTAATGAGGCATAGATCTTTACTACAAGTTTCCAAAATTTCAAATCTAAAGGATTCTTTAAACCGTTTAAGGCAAGCTTCAAAGTTTCATTTTTAACTTTATTGCCGTTGTGTTTAGCTTCTACTCGTTCTTCTTTAATTTGCTTGTACACTTCTAGAAATTCAGGTCCTAAGTGTTTAGGATAAAATTTATATTCTATTAGCATACTCGGATATAGTGATGTTACATCACAGTCTATAAGTAATTCATCTTCTTTAGGAATAATGATTTCAGGATCATTCTTAGAATGAATTCCCCCTACTCCTACAGTATAGCGTAGATTATCAAATATGAAGTTATTTTCATAGCCTTTTCTACCTGGAGATACTACTTGATGTTTCATATCATCAAGTACATTCTTTAGTATTGGACTATCAAATTTTACAAATGGCAGTATTACATCCTTTAAAGGAATATAATCCATTGGAGATCTTAAATCTTTAATATCCCACCAGGTTAAACCTGTTTTCTCGAGATATTTTTGAGTTAAAATCTTCATTCCAATGTTTACACCATCTTTGCTAAGTACTCTTACTCCATATTCATCTTCAATAGCTATACGTAAATCAATAGCTGTTTTACATCTATTTAAAAGCTCTGTAGTAGACTCAATATCATTTATATTATAGTCTATCATTTCGTCAAAATCTTCTAATGGAAGAGGCTTACTCCAATCACATACAAATTCTTGTACATTAGGATATTGCATAGTTACCTGAATTTCTTTCAAACCTACTCTAAGTTTATTAGAATAAAGCATGGTAAGAATATCAAAAGTATCAAACCATATTTGATATTTCCAATGTTTCCAGGCATCTATATTATCCTCAGTAGAAGTAGTAATAGTTTTACTTAGATTGAAGATAGAATTACATATAGTAGCTACATTATAGCTCATAAGTTTATCTTCATACTCTATAATATAATTTATTATAGGATTATCATAATGTAGATTATTATATCCACAAAAGATAATATCTGAGTTTATTACTAGTTCTGTTCCATAAAAGTCTCCCCATTTTATATAAGTATTGACTTGTTTAAAGAATTTAACTAATTCTCTTAGCTGATTCTTTCTTTCAGAGATTTCAAATTTATATATTTCTCCTGTTTCTGTATTTTTAACAGAACAATGAAAAATATTCTGAAATACCTCAATATCATATACATAGACCTTTTTGTCACGTATAATCATATTAATAATATTTAGTTAGATTCCGTAGTCAGACTCGAACTGACACAAATCACACAGACTTACATTTTGCTGCGGCTCTAACCTCTTTTTGAGCTATACGGAATTCCATAGATATTACGCTGCTATTTTATTAATAGCAGGTTTTATAAATTTTCTACAGTGAGCTCTATGGTCGCTTACTCTGTTTTTTCCTTTGCAACCTCCTACATGTTGCTTTCTGTTCTTATCTCTTCCTACATAGAATTGTAAGAATTTCAAGGGACGTTTAGATTTCTCCAAACGAAGCCTTGCTTCTTTTTGTTTTGCTAATTTCCACTTATTTAAAACCAATTTTGTTTCTATTTATGTCAATTTCTTTTTTTAAAGTATGAACTATAACTACACTATTAGGATAAACTCTAATTTCTGTGTAATAATCGTTATCTCTCCAAAACAGAGCTTTTTGCACTCTATATTCAAATTTTGAATTACTTTCAAAGAAACCTTTTCTTAAATAGATGATTAATTGTTCTTCTTTTGAATGTTCTACTGTTACTTTATCCATTATGCTGCTAATAATGATTTACCGTCATAATAAATTATATTATTGTCTCCTTCAATGTCTTGTACAGTTATACCAGCAAATGAGGAATCATTACGATACTGTTTAGCTTCTTTAGCTGCTTTTTTCTTTGCCTCTTCTCTTGTAGAAGCTACAAAATAGTCAGTTTTGAAATCGTATGTACGTTTATCGTCGTCACTACGTCTACGATTTATTACATACTTAAATTTTCGCTCTTTAGGCTTCTCTTTAACAGCTAATTCAGCTGCTGTAAAGCCTTTTTGCTTACCTGCTTTGATAGGTAAAGGCTTATACTTTAAAGCCTCCATACGGGCTTCTTTTGCAGCCTTCTGTTGAGTAAACAGCTCTTTCCATTCTGCCTTAGAACGTTCTTTTGGCTTAGGAGATTTAGTGAATAAAGAATTCTTTACTATTCTAGTAAATTTCTTCTTTTCTTTACGTGTGTAATGGATAGTTGGATCATAGCCTGCTTTCATAAGAATATTTTTTATTAGTTCTTTTTTAGACTGTTTAATAGCCTTATTTTCTTCCATAGCTTCTTTTGCTATTTCAGTAGGCTGTTGTTTATTCTTAGAACTCCAGGAGTTCCAATTTACTGTTTTCCCATCTTTTACTTCAGTAACTAAAGACGGACCGATCTCGAAATCTCTAGTAGTTTCTGCTGGACAATATTTCTTAACATATTTTCCGTTTATTACTATTCTAGGATAATTACGCTTTTTAGCTTTAGCTGATCGTTTAGCATTTCTTACTGTCTGTTTCTTTACTCTATATTGTTTATTCTTTTTCATAATTTTGATAATTTTAAAGGGTTAATACTAAGAAAGGGAAGGGGAAGTTACTCCCCTAAGCCTTTCTACAATAGTTATGAATATATAAAATAATATCTTTAGTCTTACATTTTTCTTAAGCCGCAATAGATAGAGGAGCTTCTTCAAGGCTTAATTCAGCCTTGTTATTAAACTCTTCAATTTCTTTGTTAAGTTTGTTAATCTCTAACTGAAGTTTATTCTTCAAACTATTAATATAATCTGAAGTCAATTCTTCAGTAGTGTTCAGATTTTTCTTTCCTTTTGAACGCTTGAGCTTAGGGTCTAGGGTCTTAATTTTGCTCAAATGAAATAACTGTTCCTGCTTTTCACTTAAAGTAAATATAGCAAGATAGTTATTTGTTGTAGGCAATTCTGAGAACTTCTTGTAACCCATATTGATACACTGTAAATACAGTTTCAACAGGATACGTTCATCAGCCTTAGCTTGGATTTCATTAAGTAACTGTTTTAAGTCAAAATTACGAGTAGCACCCTTAGGGATGATATTCTCGTTCTTAATAATATTCCAATATTTAGTAATTTCATTACTAAGTTCTTTACGATGTGTAATAATATATTTAGATGTAATTGATTTCATGTTCAAGTTGATTTTTTAAAAGTTAATACTTGACCAAATTACGTCTACTAGTTGTAGTGCTGGTGAGACTCGAACTCACAACTCTCAACTTAGAAGGTTGATGTTCTATCCAGTTGAACTACAGCACTATATTTAAACAGGGCCAATTCACCCTGTGAAAATATGTTGTTTTATTATAATATTCCAATTCAAATACTATACTTGTTTAACCTTGCCTAATCGTACTGGTACGACTACGCCTGGTCTTATTTCAATACCAGCAAACCCGAATATGTTGTCAGAGACAACAAGTTTGCCAGTTAGACCTTTCTCTTTTGCGAATTTTTCAATAGCTTCTTTATTGATATACTTTGAGTGCAGCTCTCCGCTCGAAGCATTCCTCATACTATCAAATAAAATATCTACAACACAATCGAGATCTTTGTTTTTAATTGCTTCCTTCAGTAATGCTTGTGTAATACCGTCAAAAGCTACATCGTTTCTAGTTCCTCCAGAACCAGTTATTGCATCTGCAATACGTATTGCTACATCTAAAAGACTTACCGATTCATAAGTATTTAAAAGCCGTTGCCACCATAAAGGCCCTTTGCCATAGTAAAAGAAGACCTGACCATCCTCTCTTACAGATACTGCATTAGGTGTTACTTTAGTGCTTCCGTCCCAACTCTGAACTTTAGCTAGTATAGTAGGCTCGACGCAAATAAGTAGTCGCAGAAGCTCTATTCTTACTTTAGAAATTCTGCTCATAGTATTGCTTATTCAGTAGTTTCTTCAAGATTTACCTGAAGTGTCACTTCTGTTTCGTCAGTAACTACACCACACTGCCGTTGATATTCCAACTGCATACGGTCAGACTGATCCATCATATCACGTACAGTCTCACTGAGTCGAATGAACTTGCGAGACAAATCCTCATAGAAGTTGAGGATACCTTTGTTATGTATCTTCAACATATCGTTCAGCATAGGCAATTCCTCTGCTGCGAAGAACATAGGTTTACTGTTCTTCTTACCAATACGTTCGATACATTCAGCCACGCTCTTCCGGTCAGCCTTACTGAAATCAGGTTTGACTAACGGGAATACGAGATTCGGGTCGTTATCGTCCGGATTCAACATGATTTTCGGTTCACCATCTAAGTCCTTAGCGATGAACTTGACATCTAAAATGTCAATGGCCTTAACAATGAATACATTTACTTCTTTCCGTAAAGTATTCTTGTCGTTGAGCACATCTTCCTTCCATTTAAGGTCAGGATTTGTTGCTACTACAGTATAGATTTGTTCACCAAAGAACCGTCCATACTCTTTTGCAGTTGCCCGATAACGAGCCATAACTTGAGCAGCAGTGCTCTGTGTTCCTACTAATGCACCAATAGAAGATGCTACATTACTTTTATCCATAAGAATGTTTCCTTTCTGAGTCCGTGCTTGATTTCACCAATACGAAACTCTCTTAATTTTTAATTAATACTTTGTTAATGCTCTCCACCTTTCGATTATTTATATACTAAAGTATGTGTCTTATATCATACCGCTTTACTAAGCTTTGAAAATTTTAGTAGTGAATTCAATCACATAATCTACTTGGTTTACTTTGAAAATAAATTGAAATAATTTATGAGAAATACTCTGAGAGTTACTTCTGATAATACTTTGGTAATATAAGTTTATCGTACTCCAACGGATAAGATTCAATTTATACGATGCTTACCGCACCCATCACCCTACTTTATATCATGTTCTCTTGCATAAGTATTGTACAAGCATAATATATCGAACTCTTTCATCAGCAACTGGTATGCCTAGGAGTAATTAAGGATTACAACATTCTAAGCGAATGAGGGTCGTTTCTGTCGAGAAACGTTACTAAAACACTACAAGCTGCCTAATTTTTCAAGACACCCACTTGACCTCTCGGATTTCTTATTTATACTACACGAATACGAGGATTTCCACCTCTCATCAGCATCATAAATACCGGTACTATCTCCGCTATTGCATGAGAAACCTGAGTATATAGACAGTATACTCTTATATTTATTACTTTAAATCTGAATCAGCGTTCTTCATACATACTAAGTTGCAATTAGTACTTTACGAAGTGTCAATGTCAGCGATAACGGTTGGTAGTCGGGGTGGCGACCTGTCTACTCACACTACTCTTACGAACGGTAGTCTCAGCGTTTACAGTTCCATTGAACTTCCCATTTTATTAAAGATTAAACAATTAAAGCTCATTTATTCATAGCTGGCTTTATTCAGCGTAGATACATTAGTAAATACAGCATAACATCTTATACTCATAACCTAATGACATAGTCTTCTGTATCTCCTTAGTTTTAAATACGACTATTAATAACAACAATTCTGGCGTGAACTGCATTATATTAAGAAGAAGTTTACATATCTTGAAACTTATAAGCTCTGCCGTTTTTTAATAGGTGTTTTCTCTGCATCACCTTAGTCTTATTTTTACACATAATATGACTTGCTAAAGGTCACTGTATCTAGAATCAGGGTTATAGCGCCCTCAAACCGCTCGACGAGTCTGTTGCTCCGTAATCATTCCTCATTCAATTATACTCACACGAACGACCAAGCACGTGAGTCACTTTAGACTTGAAAGACTGTATCAATCTCATATACATCACTCCTACTTCATCCTTGGAACATTGCGTATCCACCTTCACGAGGACCTTATTTACCATAAGGCACAGAATTGGCTTCTGCTCCACGATAATCAGTCAAGTTTACATAGTGTGTACCATAACACGGTTATCCTTACATTAGTATCAGTAATTTACTACCTTCATAAGTACAAGTTCCAATATCCACAATTGCATATTGCATCACAGTTGATGTGTACTGAACACTATAGTTAGCAATGCTATTTTTCCTTTCTGGGTGCATAGTTGCACTTTTGTTGACCGATTTTGGAGACCGGTGATCGCGTTATATGCTGTCTCTTTTTTTCCATGAGTTGGCTGCTTTCTTTAGGTGAAACTAACCTTGCCTCTCGGCTTTACTTATTCTTTCCAAAGGAATAAGTCAGGAACCGTATTGCTCCTGTTTCAGCGTCGTGTTTATACTCCTATTTGATTCTGATTTTGATAACCTAAAACGAGTAATTATAGAGGATTTCGTTCCCCTTGCTTTAATTTATAACTCTGCATTAGCGGTACTGTTTGCAGTAATTAAGAGTCTTTAGTATTCACCAATACGGTTCTCAATACCTAATGAGGATTAAGCACTCTGATCCCCTGCTATCCGTTTTTCAGACGTTTTAGCCTAATATCCTACCTTTTGAGTGATCTCACTGTTTTAGCAGCTAACATATTCTCGGATTCTGTACTTTTTCGGGCCAGTAGAAATGACTACAGCTCCCTAACGGGCGCGACTGATATTCTTTTATATCTTTCCGCATGACTTCCCTGGAGTGATTTACGCTATAGTTTTACTCCTCTCGAACTATGACATAATTATAGGTTTTTTAAGTGGTTATTGTCATCAACTATTTTCCACTGAGCTTTTCTCTTCAGCTAATTTTTTTCATTCTGTTCTGGTTCTAACATAGTAATTTTACCTGTACTCAGGCAGATTGTTGCAACAATCTTCTTACCTTTACAAATGTCTACGAATTTGTTTTTTACATCACTACTACTGATGTAGTCAACTGGTTCCATGATACTTGCGTTAAATCCATCCAAACATTTACAAGCATTACTTACAGACAAACGTAAGTACTTTTCAGTATATAAGCAATTAGCTATACTATCTTTAGTCTGATTATTAATAATATCAGACTGGTCTCCTTCTACTATAAAGTAAGAAGATTGAGATAAGATAGAACTAAGTTTACATCTTGCTTCTTTCATATCCTTAATGATACGAGATAATCGTATCATTTGTTTTAGTATAACTAAATTACTTACCATGAGAATTTACTTTAGATAATGGAGAAATAGCTTTAATACTGTCTGGCATAGTACCTACAGATTTAATGTAGGGATATCCAGAAGCTACTTCTTTTTCTATTGTTTTAGTTCTCCACTTAACTATTGGTTTTGGTTCACCAATAGTCTTTACATTCACAATTGCGTCTGTTGTTCCTTTCACGGATACTTCTAATGTAGATAGGTCTACTTCGACATCTATCTTATCGACAGACTTACTCTCTTCACTATTAACTATAGGAAATTTTGGCATTTCTATAGGTGAAGGAATTACAGGTGCTGCCTGTACTACTGTGACTGTCTGTCGCAGTCCAAAGCCAATTATGCAACTGGCGATGAACATGCCGACAGCCGTAATAAATCTAAAATTCATATTGATTATGCTATTTTAGAGAATGGTTAGTCTTTATACCCTATGAATTGTAAAAACTTACGCCACATGCTTAATTTTTTTTTTCATCGGCGGGTTTTTCTTCCTTCTTTTCTGGGTATTCCTTCTCTACTGGAGAAGTTATTGATGACTGGCAGTACGCAGCAAGACGAGAAGCTGGGTCACGATACAGATTGATAATCTGACCAACTTTCAGACGAAGTTCATCAGGTGTCGGGCTTTCATCTTTACTGAAGAAGTTAGTCTTAATAGAACCTAATACCATTCGAGCAATCTTTCGATCATTCTCAAGCTGGTTCTTCTTAGATTCTTCTACTCCTTCGAGATTGATTCCCCAATCTGCAAACAACTTATCAATATACTCCTCGCCTAAGTTCGAGATAATGGCTGAAATAGCCTTATCTGACTCTGGCGTGAGTTCTTTATTATCCTTCTGTTTCAGACGGAAATTCTCGTTGATAAGAGCGCGTACAGTTTCTGCAACTTGTTCTTCACTCCATCCAGCTTTCGTCAAATGGTTGTGAAGTACTGAGTGTGCCATACACGGAGAGCCAGTCTGTGAAGTATACACATATACTGAGCTTCCTAATCCCTTAAGTAAGCTAACAGGGTTGATACGGCTGAATATTTCATTCATCCAATCACCTACTGTCATCTCATCTAATGCTAACTTCTTGTCAGCGTTAGTTTCCTTAAGGCCGCGTAAAGTACGATACCATTCTACGGTGTTAACAATGTTTGTTGCTACATTTCTCTCTTTGTTGATGAGGTAAGTTAACGCTTCGTCAATTTCCTCATCTGTTGTGATCTTATTCGGATCAAGCTCCGGTACTTTAGTAACAGTCTTACCAGCATCTTTTGCTAGTTCTTCTGGAATCTCTGACTTGTTAAAGTCAATAGCCAGTTGACCATCATCACTACCTGGTAATGCTTTAGCTGGAGCTAGTTTAATACCTAGCATTTCAGCCATACCTTGCAACGGCATGAGTTGATTTGCATCAATCATCAGTTGCAATTCACCACGTTCGCCACGGTTGAATAAGTCTTGGCGAATATCGACAAGGGCAAGCAGACTTACTACATCAATCGTACGATTGATGTCTGCGTATACTTCAGGATAGCGTTTGGCAAGTTCTTCGTTGTTAGCGTAACGCTGTTGCATTACAAATGCTAACATGGCCTTTCCGTCTACTGATGAAGCTGTTGAACCTACAGGAATACCTGCACCAGTTATTCCACTTACAAGCGATGTTGCGCGCTTGAGAGCCTTTTCTTCAGGAGATACTTTCGGTTTGTCTTCTGTAACTTCTTCAGGAATGATAGTAGGAGTTTTGTCTTTCTTCTGCTTTTGGGTGCCGGACTTCTGCTCTTTCTTCTGTTCCTTCTGTTCTTTCGTCTCTCCTTTCTGGTCTTTGTTGGTTACTGTCTGTGCAGCTACTTGAGGCTTCTTTTCCTCTTTCTTGTTCTCCTTTGTTTCAACTTTCTCAGCTGTCTGCTGAGTATTCTTGTTATTTTCTTTTGCTTCTGCTTTTGCAGCTGCTTTAGCTGCTTTCAATGCTGCCTTTCTTTCAGCCTTAGACATTTCTTTTTGTGCCATAATTCTTGATAAATTTTTTGGTGGTTAATAATAATTTTTTACTTTCAGTCGATAGAATATTTAAAGAGGTCAACTATCATCCTCTATTGCTGGTGAGTCACGCCCGTTAGTATAGATATTACTAATCAATGCGTCTGATAACTTTACTTTAAGTTCTGACATGTTACTCACAACCCCAGATAGGCAATTGGTAGTACCTTCTGTCACTGTACACACTAAGCTTTGTGTGCATGCAGAACTATAGTCATCAACGGTGTTGATTAGCTGAGTAATGGAAGTATCTTGTTTGTTCATCCCTGAACGCACGATTACTTCCTTACTCAACATACCTACTAACAAGCCAGCTACGATGCAGGAGATATAAATCCACCACATCTTGTCACTGCGAGATCCTCTCGCAAAGACAAATGCTACTAATAGTAGCACAATAATCCAAATTGCTGACATGTTTGTAAATTTTTAGTTTAACAATTGTTTTAATTTCTCTCTAGCTTTATTAAGCTGAGATTTTACTTGGCTCTCTGAGAGACCCAATTGTTCAGAAATCTGTTTGTAAGACATATTCTGAACAGTACGTAGTTCGAGTATATATCGGTACTTATAACGAAGTCTATTGAAGGCATTTGTTAATCTGGCATCTGTTTCATTGAAGATATAGTTATCTTCAGGTGAGTAGTCGGCCGAACTTCTCAATTGAACAGTACTAGTGTCATCATCCAGCCAATAGTTTGCATTCTCCTTTTTAGTACGTCTAATATAATCAATACTACTATTTATAGCTATTGTTTTTAACCACATCTCAAATGAAATGTTATTAATATAACTATCTAGCTTAGAAAAAGCTTTAGTAAAAGTAACAGATAATAAATCATCTGCTGCATCTTTATTATTTACAATACGATATATAGTACTGTATATAATTCGATTATACTTTTCATAAAGCTTTGTGAAGGCACTTTGTTTGCCTTCTTTCGCCTGTTTGATCAGATCGAAAAGCTGTTGTCTTTCTTCATCTGTCATAATTACGGGCTTTAGTGTGGGTTATAGTCAACCCAATGACTATAACCCTAGAAAGGTAATTGCAATATATATCTACAATACCACTCATTCCATTCATCATAGAACTTACGGAAAGTATCCCATATACATTCCATGAACTCAATCTTCAAATCACGAGTAAGTACTTCAATAGGTAATTTGTTTACCATACCACAGACTATTCTTATTCTTACTTCAAGAGTAGTTTTAGAAGCTATGCCTATTTGCTGTAGTATTTGGGTATCATACCATGCTAGTACTTTAGATAATGTTTGTTTTCTGAAGAATTTGTGGAATTCTGTTTCTCTTATTTCCTTGTTTTGTATTCTTAAAAATACATACCAGGATGGTCTCCAATTTATCTGATTATATCTTATTGGACATTTATTCAGATAAGTATAAACAGTAATACTATTTACGACCATTGCGACGTACACTATTAGCTATTCTAAGTAATAATACGTTTATTTGCGCTAGGCTCCAGTCTGTTACACTTAGAATATAAGCTTTTGTAGCTTCAATTCCTCTGCCATTTATAGACATGTCGCTTACATAGCGCTCTGTAAATGCTTTCATCATATCATTACTGATATCTGGCATTTTTGTACCACGAATAGATTGCCTATAAGGTGGTAATGGGCATACTTCTGAGTATTCATGCTCGAAGAACAAGAATGCATCTGGATTATTACATACATTTTGTATTTCAATTGAGTCCTCAGATAATATTGTAAACTTACCTCTTTGAACAAGGTCATTCATAAGTAATGCAGAAGTAATTCTTAAACACGGTACTTCTCCTACTATATTGGCTAACAATTCATAGTTTTCTCCAATAATACGGTAGATTCCAGGATGGTTTAGTTTCATGACTTTTTGTTTATTTCTTTTTGAAAGTTATTTACTACTCCTGATATTGCAGACATACTTAGGTCTGGATATTTATCTAAGAGTTTACTTATCGCTTCAGATTCTGAGCGAGATTGATTAAGAATACTGATAAATTCAGTACGTTCGGCTTTAGAGTCAAACCATGCAAAGTATCTTATACGCATTGTTGTTGATAGTTTCTTGCTTTTTTTTCAAGTTCTCGAAATTTTGTCTCGTCTTCAGGAGTTAAATTACTTGCATCTATAAGATGAATAATTTCAGTGCCTCTTGTTTCCCAAAAGAAGAATATATTTCTTACTTTAGAAATTCCTTCTTTATAGTGATACTTATTCTTGTAACACTGCGGTACTACAGAGTTGATACGTTGTACCAATTTCTCTTTCATTCTTAATTCCTTACTAGCCTTGTCTAGAGGTTCAGGAAGTTTTTCTCTGATAAATTTTATTAATCCCATTTCAAATTAATATTTATTGATTAAACTTAATTTAATTTGTAGTAAGTAGGTGACTCGAACACCTTATCTCTTAGTAATACCTAAGGCTTCACTACCATGCAAAGCTTACTTACTCCAGCTTTTTACGACATTAGCTTAGCCGTTAGATTACTTACGCTACTAAGCGAGTGTAATCTGTTACATAACTTGTATTGCCAGTTATCTGCTTATTGACCTATTCTATTTCCTCTGTGTCGCTGTCAAAACCATAATGCCCCGATTGCAGCTCAGTTGCCATTTGTGTTATTTCACACATGAGGAAGAGTTACCCATCACAGGAGCTGCTACTGGTTCGAGTCGAACGAACATAGTGGAGCATACGGGAATCGAACCCGTGTCCAAACGACGATTCAATAGACCTAACAGTCAATGAGTTTATAAGATTAATTAAAGTATAACTCACGTGCAGAATTAAGCCATCCTTCCAGCTTTATTATTTAACACTGTTCACAGCACTCTCTACAGGTAGGCCTTCGTTATGTTATACAATACTCCTGCTATTTTTATAATTAATCTTATTAGTGGGTATATAGCCGACCAAAGCTATATACCCTATGGTCTTGAGAATGGTTAGTTCTCTTTATTACTGATCTTGATGATACTCGAATAATGATATATGACGAAACATATATGATACAAGATACACATTATTCAGTCTGATTTGATATCTCGACTAAAGCAGTTCAGTACTATTACTAATACGGGACAATCTTATTGTCGCGATCTCAGACATATGATCAGTAGTACACAATAATTCCACACTAATGATACAAAGATACGTAGTATGACCTGTTAATTCAGGTCTTTGTGTCGTTCAATATACTTTCGGCCCGTAGGGCGCTATAGATATTCCTCCATAAACACTAAACTTGTTTAGATACAAAGATACTCAAGTTTGGAATCTCTTTTATTTTAGTTTTTTAGCCTGATTAACCGTTACGGCGGGGAATCAAACTATTCCAGCGATAAGACCAGGAATTGGGGAAGATTTCGTCAAGCTCGTTTTGAGACTTGTCGATATCTTTGTCAATATCAATGAGATCCTTGTCAAACTGCTTCTTCAGTACCAGAGCTTCATCATTCCAGGCCGTAACTGGCTTTTTACCACTCTTCACTTCTTCTGCGAGATTGTGCAAGTCCTTCATATAGGTCTTCATTCTCTGGTTCACGCGGTTACTACGGCGTAACTGCAATGCTGCGGACTTCTCAGTGTATTCACACTTTTGAACCACGTCGATGAGTTCGTTCGTAAGTTTTTCCTTACGGCGCTCGGCAATCTTTTCAGCTGCTTTTTTTACTACGTCATCGGTTACTTTGTTCGCATTAGAGATAGACTCTTGAATGTCATCACTCTCGTTGTTTACATCAAAGATGTTCAATTTGTTTACTTCTGCCATTTTGATAAAATTTTAGATGTTTGATACTATAGTTATTAATCACGAAATAATTTCTATGAAATTACATTTTTTAAAATATCTTTCTCTAGCTTCATATACTGCTACAGTGATATTTGTAGGATAGACTTCTATCGGCCTATATTTCTGTTTCTCACACCAATACATTGCTGCTTCAGTTGTGAGCTTCCCAAAGTAAGCTACAGCTCTAATTCTTTCTTGAATATTCTCTGTAGCATTTATTTTAACTAAGGGATTGGTTGACCTACCCATTGTGTAAAGATTCTCTACGTTCTTTGTTCAGCCTAATTTTGCGTTGGCGATAACTTTCTCTCTCACCTGCTTTTATAAGCTTACGATTACTGTATGATTCTTTACGCTTGTTAGTATTCTGCGATATTAATATAAGATATCTACTAACACGTTTTTCTTCTGTTTTCAACTCATTTTTGAGTTTATTAGCGGCTTCTTCACATACCACTATATAGTCCTGTCTAGAATTCTTCTCTAGTTTCTCTAGTCTAATAAATTCCTCTAGGACTTTTATTCTTTTAGTCTTACTCATTTTTGATAATTTTAAGATTAAAAAAAGAACTATCTTGCTTATTCGTATATCTTATTCGCAAGTAACCCATATCCTTCTTCTGACCTAAGCATTATGCTTGGTTGACCGTTGTATAGTCCATTGTACTCTTGAATAGCAGTTTAGCACTACTAAACTTCCATTAGGGTTTTGGTTATAAATAGTTCTAGGTTGACTGAAATCCACCATACTAACAATTTAAATTAGTAATATATAACAGCGGGCGGATACTCTGGCGGAATATCCTCCTTGGACTGTTCAAGTTGCATTCTGAGTTTACACTCATGAGTACATTCACTACAGTTGATTTTATTATCAAGTGTAGGACATTGATTAAGTACAGATAAAGGCTTAATTATATATAGGGATTTACTTATATAACTATCTAATTCATCTATACAAACTTTTAATAAATTGGCTTCCAGCGCTGGATTTACTTCCATGACTTCTTTCGATTATAAGGCTCCATTTTCTTATGTTTAGGCTTCTTCTTGAAGTCTTTCTGTTGCTTTTCATAATCTCTTTCTGTTCTTGCCATAACTAGTACAGTTTAAGAATAGAATTAAGTTCTCTGAGTATCTCTGGAAGTTTTGATAGACCGTAGTTATGCAATACTACTTTTACTTTAGAAGCTGAATTCTCTGGAGTATTGATAACAATGCGTAATACTCTATTTGTAGCTTGGTTTTCTTTATTAAGAAGATACTTTAACAATTCCTTACGGAATAGTTCTTCATTCATCAATGATGGAGTACCAATTTCATTGAGAATATTGCTACAAAGTTCGCTTACAGCTTTTACAGTAGCTGAAGAAGCTTTGTCAGTATTTGCTACAGGAGCTATTACTACTTTTTGCAGTAAGGCTTCTGATACTTCTTTGTCATCTAACACAGCAGCAGATATATCTTCAATCTTCGTACTTGTGTTGTTGAATACTAATTCAGCCATTTTTCTGATGATTTCATCATAATTCTTCTCAGGAGCTTCTCCATGGAAGGTAATAATAATTGCTTTCATTTTACTTTGATAGTTAATTGGTTATTTTAACTGTTATTGTATATTCATCTAATTCAGCATGAATAGCATCAGTGGGTAATTTACTGATAATAGGTAGTGGTGGATCTACCTTAATATTCATATCTGGATGAGATTTACACAGAGTTCTTGCTTTACTTAAAGGTATACCTAATATCTTAGTACACGCGAGTAAGTTTGCAAGATAGTGGTCTGTACCGAATTTTATTTCAGTAAGTTTACGACCTTCTTCTACTTTAATACGAGGCATTATGAACCTCCTTTGTTAATTTCTTTTTCATATTACTTAATGTTTTAAATTGTTAATATTATTGACGACGACCAGGATACTCTGGATTTTGTTTTAAGTTAGTATCAACTTTGTTTTCGTTCTTTCTTAGAATAAATAGTATCTATTCTAATCACATTTGTTAATAATAAGATAACAACACTTTGTTTCTATGACTCTCTCTATAGTTTTAACTCATAAGCAGGATTGCTGTCAAACTTTCCTTATTGGAGTACCTGATTTTAACGTCTGCACGATTATAAATACAAATACGAGTATCTCGTATATTACCCGCTATTGCCGTATTCAAGGGAATAATATACGATATGCGTTTACTTACGCCCCACAGGTTTGTCATTTTCTGAAGACGTATACTCTATCTTCGCAGACTAAGTATACTTTTCATTTAAAAATTAAATTATGAACTAAATCAGAAAGTGAGGTTTATTGTTTTATTCTCTCTTTACAAAAGTAGTATCTTTAGTATTGTTATAAGTATTAGACAATTTATCTAATGAGTCTTTATAGTGTTGACTTCTAGCTCCGCTCATTACCTTGTTGTAAGTACTTCTGTTCGATTCATATATAGTTACGATGTCACTATTAGACAATGAAGTTCCATGTTGCCTTAATATATCTATTAAAACAACGTCTGGCATTGTAAGAAATACACTGTCTATGTGCATGTAACGTTTTGTGTCTTCTCGAAACTGAAGAACTTCCTGTATTGTAGGTACAACTTCAGTATAAGCTGTGTCAACACAAACTTGTTCTACATTATCCTTTTCAGGATTGATGAGATTGCTAACTTTATCATGACAGATAAAAGTTAGTGCGCTAGCAACTAACATTCCTAATAGAATTAGGATTGTTGCTAAACTCCAGGCTATTGCTGAGCCTCTTCCTTTTGGAGAATCTTGTAATTCATTTTCCATTTTTTGATAAATGTTTAATAGTTAATAAATATGAGAACTTAATCTATACCAAACATATGTTTCATATACAATGGTTTAAATGTTTTAGCTGCATATTCTGCGGCATCTCTACTAATAAATCGTAGATGAGCATCTGTATAACTGTAAGTACCATTAATGCCATCACCAGAAGCCAGACCGAAGAAACCCGCAACAGAACCATCTACAATCCTTTCCCATTTAATGTACCACCAATTATACCATGTGCTAATACATTCATTTTGTTTGTACTTTGGTATCCATGGTTTATTATTATTAGCAATGAAATTAATTGCTTGAGTAATAGTACATAGCTGTATATACAGTAGTACATGCTCCTCTAGTTTCCTACGCTTGTCAATAGGTTTAATACCTAATACTTTACAAGCACTTTTGTAATCTGTTACTTGTTCAAACATTTCTTATGAATTTTACGGTTTTGTTTGTAATTGTAAAGTTTCTGCGAAATAATTCTATATCTTCTTCAGGTATATTAACTACTTGTCTTAGAAAATCTCTTTTTAAATTGAGTTCTTCTTCTAAGTTCTTAGCTTTGCCTAAATAATAATATCTACCTTTATAATATACTCTAACTTCTCTCATTTTATGGTATCTCCTACAAAGTAAGTATTATAATATAGATAATCTCCAACGTATACCTCTTTAGTCTTTTTACTAAAAGGATTCATGAGTTCTAACACATAAGTGTCTGAGTTCCGTACGTACTTATTAGTTACAATATAGTTTTTATATTGTGCTTTAAGTTCTACATAATTATAATAATCATAGTCTGCACAATATTTACTTATTGATACTGTTGCTATTAATATTATAATTAATGCAATTAAAAATTCACTGATACTTGTGAGTATACTATTTGAATAACTTCTTCTGATTGTCATATTATGCTATTCTGATACATACTCTAGTAGGTTCGTTATCTTCCCATTTTATATTAGGGAAAGCTTCTTTTGGGAGTACTAGACTATTGAACGTATTTAAATTTATCCAGTAAGATTTACGCTTTTTTTCTCTTGCTACCCATGCTCGAATTGATTTCTTTGCTCTCATAATTATTGTTTTTTTAAGTTAATGAATGTACTCAGAGCGGGAGTTGAACCCGCACGATTGTAATAATCATCAGAGTTTAAGTCTGAAGCGTCTACCAATTTCGCCATCTGAGCATTGTTGTTAATAAATTATTAATAATCTTATTATTATTGAAATAATTGCTGTTCCTCCACTAATAGTACTTATTATAAATAATGTTTTAAGTACGTTGTTTATTGTTTTTGAGTACGGTGCTTGTATAGTACAAGCTGTTATTATTATTGCTAATATACCGCAAAGTACAGTAATTAGTGTCGCTATTGTTTCTACCATAATTTATTGATTAAATTGTTAATAAAAAGTAAGGCATTAGTTTTCATAGGTACAAACTGGAAGATTTATTTAACCTATTACTTAACACACTCGCCACGTGAAGGCTGCCTTATGAGTGCAACTAGTATACCTATATTCACATATAAATATACTAGCAATACTACTCTTAGTATTCTACAAATCCATATTAAGCTAACGGAACATAATAAGTTGAGGACTATCCTACGCGTAGGACTAATAAGTATAACATGATTCAATGGAAGGTTGTTATACTGCATGATTTTAAAGTCTGCACTAATACTAACTAATATTATGTATTGCAACTTTCAAATACACAATTAATGACTTTTTATTCTGTGATATTTGCTTTAAGTTGTCGAATAGCTTCGTCACTAGATGAATAATAGTCAATATTGTTAGATATAAGCCCCACATGCTTGTCAAGGATTCTCACCTTAAAGAGGAGAGTATGATTATCCTTTGAACATACTCTCTGGCTTACTGAAAAATGTTATAGGACAGCCACGTCCCTGGATTTTACTTTGTACACTAGCTTTTTCTTCCTATACGGTACATGTCTTTGATTTCTCTGCACTAATACTTAGGTATAAACCTAACTATAAAAGAATTTCCAGAATACTATTTGCAACTATTATTCCTTCTATTGAGATATAGGTTTATTTATATGCGCTCCTAAGATATAAGCCCCACAAAGTTGACACTGATTCACACAGTGTAGAAATAGAGTAAGCGCATTAATATAGCTATGGAAAACACCACTACAAGCTATGCTAAGAGCTACGTACGATATGCCGTCTCATTTTCTCTTACTCTATTAACACTTAGAATATTACATCTGACCGTAATATATTACATTTGCCTGTGAAGCGCAAATAACTAAACTCCGTAGCTTACGCTACTCCGAAGTTATTGAGTTTTTTAAAGTAACAGACTATTATTTCTCCGGTCTGTCAGCAGATACTTGTATAATGCGTGATACGGGTTAATAAGTTAATGGTTGTCCTCCTTGAGGAGCTTGTGTGAAGGTTGGTTGTTGACCTTGTGCTGTAGGAGCTGGAGCTGGTTGTACTACTTTTCCTCCAACTATTTCAGGTTCTGGAGTAGTTGGCATAAGCTGAGGAGCTTTATCTTCTTCAGCTGGTATACAATAAGCACTGAATGCTCTTTGCCCTACTTCTTCAGGAGAACCTCCACGTATCCATTGTTTTTCTCCGAATTCGTCAATGTAATATTGACAGAATATACGTAATGTGGTGTAAAGAATGGGTTTTCCACCTTTCGATACAAGTGAACCAGCTTTGATTGCTTCAGTAGCTGGTCGAGTTGCTGTTGCAGGTCTTGCTGGATGGTCTGACAGATGTTGTTTGTAGAACTTCTGTGGCGGACACCAGTCAATCCAACATCCTGTTACATACTGTAATTCTTCAGGAATTGGTTGGTCTGTTTGTGCTGCTCCTCCATGTTGAATTGACAATAATGGGGTAAGCATGTTTACAATGGGTTGAATGAAACAAGTAAATGTTTGTGGTTCTTCCCAAATACACATTACATTTTGAAGCTTAGCAACTACATATTTAGTGCCTGCATTTTGCTTGCCTGCTTCAACTGTTTTGATTAACGGTTCGATTAATTTATAACGTGCCATGACATGATGCACTTAACCTGTACAGTGCTTAGGTTTTTGGTGATTTGTAAATTATAGCTATATATTACTTGATGAGGTAATACATTGAAAATGGGAGAAGTGGAAGAATGTGGGTGAGTGGTATATCATCACCCATTCACTCAAACAATGGCAAACACTATGAATTCCTTCTCGCTTCCCCCAATGGCTGGCAGCTGTGCCTGATTTGCTTCCTGTGCGCAGCCTTTGTGTTAATACTGAGTACTGTGTACTGTGTAATTACATACATTGTACTTCATCAACTCTTTGAACTAAACTACTCATAACAGTAACAGCATTTGCTACTTTTATGTCTCTTTCTACAACAGGAATAAATTCTTTAGCTACTTCACAATTAGAATATAACTCCATTGTAGTAGGGTCAATA